ATGAACAAGGAATTAGAAAAATTCTTAACAAATAGGGCAAACGAAGCTGACCGCAAAAAGGCTATGCAAGATGCGCGGCCCAAGGTTGCTGAACAGGCATTAAAGGAGTATCGCGCGCTGGGCACCACGATGAAAAGCCTAGTCGATAAGTTCAATGCCAGTGCCCTGGCTCAAAAGACTGAGGTAACTCTTATTCTGGAAGGGCCTAAGCACCGCACCGATGAACATCTTTTCGTTTTGCATGCACGGGGAGGTAAAGCTGGGTCTAAATCGGAGGCATTGTTAATATCCTTTATTAACACCGAAGACTTTGATAGCATGAAGATGCATGTAGGCCACTGGGATGGCAACTTAGTACTTTCAGCACTTGATAGTCATCTATCAGGATACGCGCCAGATGAAAAGCCAAGGCGGAAGAAAGTAGAAGAATATAAAGTGGTGCAACTTGACTCAACGTATGTATGGGTTATGGATAAAGTTGCTCCCGAAAATGGGACGCCATTTGAAAATGTGTTCAATGACCTGGTGCATAAGCTTGTTGTCTTTAACATGACCGATGTATAGAACAGGTTTATAAAAAAGCCCCGACCTATTTAGGTCGGGGCTTTTTTATTACCCGCGTTCATGGTAGCGGCTATTCATTTCCTCTACCCACGTATTGTCCTTGCGGGTCCAGGTGCGCAACCCGTCCTCGGTCAGCCGCTGCTCAGGCCGCGACAGGATGGCATCGACAATCCTATCCGCATCAATGCGGCTGGCCTGGTAGGCAGCGCGGGCCTCGGCTGCTTCGCGCGAACTGCTGCGCCCGGCCGAATGTACGCGCAGCGCCGTGGTTTGGCGCTCCATGTCGGCGTGCTCTTTCCGGGCCACCAGCCGCCCATTTATCAGGTCGTTTTCCTGCAGCAGCTGCTCGGTGCGACCGGCCGTGTACACCTTGTCGCCCGCTTCCAGCCGCTGAATGCCTTCCTGGGCCACGAGCCGGAAGCCCCGGCTTTCGTGCCCGACCAGCTCCGGGCCCCGCTCGGCAACCAGCGCGTATTCGGCCGGGCCACTTTCCCGGCCTTTGTAGTAGGTGGGCAGGGGCTTGGCCGCAATGGCCACGGCCTGCGCCACGCCCTGGGCAATGACGAGCGCCGCCAGCACGCCGGCGCTTACCCCGAAGTCTGCGTAGCGGGTGCCGCCCCCGGTGCTGAGCACCGACGTTACGGCCTGCGCCGTGTTCAGGGCCACGTTGAACAGGGCCTGCGCCTTGTCGTACTCGGCCTGCTTGCGCCGTGCCGCCAGCTCGCGCCGACGGTAGTTTTCCTCAATCTGCTGCCGTAGCTCGGCATTCTCGCCGGCCACGGACAGTTCCTGTTCTTTCGAGTGCTGCAGGTTGGCCAGCTCTTCCGCCCGCCGGTCGTTGCCGTACTGAAAGAAGATGTCGCTGAACGCCTGGGTTTGCTCCAGGCTGGTGCGTAGAATATCCTCGCGCTTCTGGGCCGCTTCGCGGTCCAGGTCCTCGGCCTGCTGATTCTCGCGGCGCTTGATTTCCAGCCGCAGCGCCGCGGCTTCCCGCTGCTTGGTAACGTCCTTGTCGAGGTTGGTCAGCTTGTCGCGCAGGTACTGCGTTTCCAGCCCAAACACGGCCCGCTGGTAGCCCCGCTCGGTGTAGAGGCCCAGCGCCCGGGCGTTTTCCAGCTTGGTCTGCTGCTCGGTGTAGCGTTTGTCCAGGTCGCTGTTGCTCAGGTCCGCGTTGGGGTTGCGGGTCTTGCGCAGCTGCTCGGCAATGGCCGCATCCTCCTGCGCCTGAATCTGCTTTAGCACTTCCGCGTCGCCTTTGGCCGCGTTGCGCTTAATGGCCGATTCTATCAGGACGATTTCAATGCGCTTGGCACTGGCATCGAGCAGGGCCTGCTGCCGCTCTTCGGCGCTGCGGTTTTCGTCTTCGCCGATGCGCTCCAAGGCCTGGGCCTCTTCGTCGAGCACCTGCTTATCGACTTCGGCCAGCTGGGCCGCGGTTTCGTGGGTTAATGCCAGCAGTGCCGCGTCGGAGCTGATGTTGAGGGCCTTGATTTTGGCCAGGAACTGCTCGTGGATGTGCTGCCGCTCCACACGCAGGGCCTTATCCCCATTTACCAGCTTGGCGTTGCGCACCGCCGCCTGCCGCAACTCTTCCTGCTCTTCGAGGGCTGCAATCTGCCGGCGGGTTTCGGCCGCTTTCTGCACGGCGCGGGTGCGTACCTCGTCAGAGTTGGCGTCGTTGCCGGCCTGCCGGTCGTAGTCGGCCGCTTTCTGCTCGAGGCGGAATTTCTGCAACTCAAATTCAGCGTGCAGCACGTCGGCTACCGACTGCTTTTTCTTCTTGTCGGCTTTCACCGAGTCGTCTACTTTCTCCGTCTGGTCTTTCGTCGACTGGGTGAGCAGGGCAAACGCGCCTTCCGCATCGAGCCCCAGCCGGGCCAGCTGCCGCAGCACCTCGTCCCGCTTTTTCTCCGAAAACACGGCCTTATCCGTCGCGGCGGCGCTGCGGGTGGTCAGGTCCAGGTACTCTTTGTAGGTCTGCACGACTTCCGGCGTTACCCGGTCATCGGGTGCCCCGTACAGGGCCGGGTTGCTGGCTTTTTCGGCCTGCACCCGCATCACGCGCAAAATATCGGCTTGCCCCTGCAGGCCGGTCGCAGCCGTCAGGGAGCGCTCGCGAATAGATGCTTCCTCCTGTAGGGCGGATGCCAGGGCAGCAGCGGCCTCGCGCTCCTCTTCGAAGCCCTTCAGGCGCTTGGCCAGGTTGGTGGCATCCTCCGTGAACTTGTCGCGGTTGGCCTTGGTGTTGCGGGCGACAGCGGCCGTGTTCAGGTCGTACTGCCCGGTCTGCCTGTTAAGCACCACGGCCGTTTCGCCCAGCCGGTCTTTCAGCTGCAGCACGGTTTCGCGCAGCTGCTGCTGCTCGGCATCGGTCCGCTGGGTGATGCTGTTGAGGCGCGTAAAGCGAGCCATCAGCGCATCGGTGCCGTCGGCAAACTGCCGGGCCTTCAATGCCGACGTGGCCAGCCCTTCGCCCAGGTCGGCAATGGGGGGCTTGCTCAGGCCCACCAGGCGGGGAATGGCCCCGAAGCCCTTGCTAAAGTTCAGCGAGGCCCGGGCCCCATCAACCAGCCACTTCAGCGATGCCGCGCCGGCCCCGCTGGTGAAGAAGTTGCTTACGTCGTTTTTGAGCTTTGCCCACGAGCCGGCCAGGTTGTCGTTTTTAATGGCAGCCTCCGCTGCCAGTGATGTGCCCTGCTCCAGCTGCTCATTGGCAATGGCCTGCTTTTCGGCCAGCAGGTCCACGTTTTTGGCCAGCGTGGTAATTACCGACTTCGCTTCCCCGCTCTGCAGCTTCAGCGTACCCAGCAGGCTGTTGAACCTGGTGGTGCTGGTGCCGCCCTCGCGCAGGCCGCGCAGGAACAGGGTAATGGCGCCCTGAAAATCGTTGTTCACCAGCCGCTTGAATTCCTTCAGCGTCAGGTTGGAATCCGCGAGCTTGGCAATCTTGAACGATTCTTCGGAGCGGGTGCTGAGTGTATTAAACAGCCGGTTCAGCGACGTGCCGCTGACCTCGGCATTAAAACCGGTTTCCTGCAACACGGCCGCATACGCCAGCACGTCTTTCAGGCCCAGCTCCGCATTGGAGGCCACGGCCCCGGTGCGCAGGGCCACGTCGGTGAGGAACGGTGCCGTCGCGGCGCCGCTGGCTCCCAGCTCATTCACGGCGGAGCCGATGCGCCGGATGTTGTCGGGCACATCGTCGCCCAGCTCCTTGCGGAAGACGGTGCCAATCTTGCCGATTTCGGTGGCAATCTGCTCGGCCCCGCCCTGAAAGTCATCCTCCAGCGCCTGCACGGCCACGTCGACTTCGCGCGTAAAGTCGCCGATGTCTTTGCCAGCAATGCCCAACTGGCCGCCTACTTTGGCAATGTCGAGCAGCCCGGCCAGGGTGGTGCGGGTGTTCAGGGCCTTCAGGCTCTCGGTGAGCTGGTCGGTGGCGTCGGCCGATAGCTGCGTGGTTTTGCGCACATCAGCTATCTGGTCGGAGTACTCGGCTACGCTCTCAAACGTCTGGCCCAGGGCGCCAATCAGGGCCGTTACGCCCAGGAAGGACGTAACCAGCGACTGGCCCATGCCCGCCGCGCCACTGATGAAGCTGTTGGAGGCGGCGCCCCCGTTGCGGGCCGCCGCGCCGTACTTGTTGAGCTCGCCGGTGATGCTGCGCAATTCGGCTTCGGTGCGGTCGATTTCGGCCCGCAGCTTGCGGTTTTCCTCGGCACTGATGTGGCTGGCATTGGCCTGCATCTTCAGGGCCTGCACCTCGCGGGTCAGCGCCTCGCGCTTATGGTTGAGGGCCGTCGTGGCTTCGATGATGCCACGGGCGTAGGAACCCACCTCCCGGAAGTTCTGATTCAGCTCCCGGTCGAAATCCTTCAGCTTTTGGGTATTGTCGAAGAATTCCTTCTTCATCCGGGCCGCCGCCTCGTTGGTGGCATCGAAGCCACCGGGCAAGGCCCGGATTTTATCACCCAGCTTTTCGGTTTCGATGCGCAGGCGGTTGTAAGAGCCCGCGACGGCCGTGAACTCCGAGTTGGCCCCGCGAATCGCTTTGCTGAGCTGATCGGTGTCGCGCTTGTACTGCTGCACAGCCAGCGCCGCCTTGGTGATGCGCTCGGCATCGTTGGCCGCGTAGGCTTCTTTCAGCTCTTTCTGCAGGGCACGCAGGGCCGCTGTAGCTTCCTTGTCGGCATTGGTCGCAGCCTGCCGGATGCTGGCCTGACCCCGCAGGGCGGCCTGGTAGTCCTGCTGCTCTTTGGCCAGCTTGTTAACCTCCGCGCTGAGCCGGGCAAGGCTGGCCCGCTCGGCTTCGCTGGTGGTGTTGAGTTGTTCGGCCTGCTGCCGCAGCGCCTGGGTGCCGGTGGTGATGGCTTGCAGGCCCGCGCCAATGCGCTGCCCGTCGGACTCCAGGTTTTTGCCCAGAACTTTCACATACCGGCTCAGGGTCGCGACGGATTTACCCAGCTCGTCAAGCTCAGCACGGCCTGGGCCGGTGGGTCCGAATAATTCGTCGAAAGAAATAGGTCCAGCCATAACTACGGATGCATTAGTAAGGTGTAGCTGATGCCGGCGAGAAGGGCAGCACCGGCCCAATTGAGCAGCCCCCGCCGGCGGGCGCGGGCTTTCCAGGTAGCGGCCTGTCGGCTCTGCTCGTCGAAGGCGGCCACGGCCGTCAGCCACGCCACGGTTGTGGTGCGCAGCTGCAGGGAATCAGCTTCGTAGGCCGCTTTGTAGTGGCCCGCCGCTACCGCAAAATCCCGCCGCTGCCGGCGCAGGGTGGTCAGCGTGTCGGCCAGGCGCACCCGCGTTGCTGGTGCCAGGCAGCGGAACTCAGAGGGTTGACAGTACACTGTCTGAGTAGTGCACAGTAGCAGGAGTAACAGGAGTAGGCGCATGGGGAGCAGTGGCACGGTGAAGGGCAGCGCGGCCGAGTTGGGCCGCTGCTGCGCCGGGGTTTGGGTTGGGGGTGGGGTTGGCCGTTGTAGCGGGCGGGGCGTAGGCCACCAGCCAGAACAGCAGGGCCACCAGGGCAGCCAAGCCGCACAGGCCCATGGCGACGGGCAGCCAGGACGGGGAGTAGGCTTTCATGGCTATTCCGTCTGGGTGGTGGTTTCTACCTTGGTCGTAGTGGTAGCCGTGGGGGTGGGCCCCGGCACTGGCTGCCCTGTCAGCCCGGCCTGCTGCACGTCGGCTTCGGCCTTGATTTTCTTCGTGTTTTCGTACATGTTGAACCCATGCCCAGCAGCCAGGTAGGTGAGTAGCGGCCAGAGCACGTCCGGCTGCCACTTATCGGTCAGGCAGCCGCGGACCACAATGGCCCCCACGTACATGGTCACGGCCCACAGGCTGAGCTGCTTGCCGTCCGCGCGCCCGCGGGGGTCGGTGAAGCTCTCGCCAAAGAAGCCGGCCAGCTCACGGATGAATTGGCGGTTGAGCAGCCAGGCCACGCAGAGCCCAACGGCCAGCCCTGCCAGGCAGGCCAGCACGGCGCCCATAACGGTAGGCGAGAAGGAGGAGAAAAAAGCGATGGGCTCTTGCATGGCGGGGCTTATTTGTCGGAGATAAAATCAGCAAGGGGAATGCCCAGGTGCTGGGCAATGCGCAGCGTCAGCCGCCACTGCTGGCCGTCGAGCTTGCCCGACTCGTGCAGGTTGCTGAGCACGTCGGCCAGCTGCTGCAGGTAGTGGCGGTACTTCTCGCCCAGCTCGGCCCGCACGTCCTGATTCGCGGTATTGGCCTTCACCACTTCCCCGTGCAGGCGCTCAGCCGTGGCCTGGTGCGCAGCCTTTTCTTTGAGCAGCTGCACGACCAGCCAACCCACGGCGAGCAGGGCCAGGGCCAGCAGCACCGACACGACGGCCAGGGCAATGCCCACGTCCCAGAGCAGGGGCAACCCGCGCGTGAGCGCGGTTTCGGCGGCTTTGGTTCCTAGTTCGTTCATGCGGCGGGGGTAGAAGTAGAAGAGCGGGGAAAGCGGGATAGCACGTCGTCGAGGTGAGCTTCGGCCCGGCGGGTCAGCTCCTGGTCGCGGGCCGCAAACAGGGCCCGCACGTTTTCTTCATCGTCGGTGAAGGAGGTGATGCGCAGCACGCTGCCATCGGCCGCGACGTGGTTGCCGGCCGACACGCGCACCCAGCGCCGCCCGCCATCGGCCGTCAGGAATTCCATGGGGTATTCCACATGCCCCACCTTGCCGACCTGCTTTTTCACCTGCTCGTGCCGCTGCTCGGGCACAATGGACGCGCCATGCAGCGACACCAGCCCGTTGCGCTCATCCGTTTCGTAGGCGTAGCCCAGCATGGCACAGGCCCGGCGGTTGGCCGCCGTGATGCGCCACCCCAGCGGAGTAGTCGCATCGGGCCGGGAATAGAGCACCCCACAGTTGCTGGCATCAAGGGTGGCATGCAGCAGCCGGTCGCGCTCAATCACGGCCACTTCCGGGTACAGGCTTTCCAGGGCCCCGCGCCGGGCCCAGCAGTAGCCGGCGAAAGTCAGGGTGAAGATGGCCGCGGCCGTTTTCAGGTAGATGTGGGTAACAGCGTTATATAAGCCCAGCGCCTCGTTGATGAATTCAAACGCGAAGGCCCCGGCAATGCTCAGCAGCCAGAAAAACACGATGCGGGCGAAGCTTTTCCCGTCGACCGTCTGCGCCACCCGGGCCCGCCGGGCCACATACAGCACCGTAGCGGGCAGCAGCACACCAAACGAGGCCGCCAGCAGGGCATTGGCCACCAGGGCGAGGTACAACACGGGCAGGGGCGTAATGGGCAGGGCGAGCGGAAGCATGGGCGACGGGGGCAAAGGGTGGGGGCGACTATTTCAGGCAGTCCGGCACGGCCTGCGGCACGAAGTCCGTATCGGCCAGCTCTTCCAGGGTGTAGTCGAGGGCGTCGAACAGCGGGGCAAAGTCCACCAGGCACATGGGCGCGAAAGCAAAGCGGCCGTCCAGCAGCTCGCGGCAAGCGAAGAAGTCGCCGGCCTCATTCTGGTAGCCGTCCGGGGCGGGGTTGGCAGTGGTGATGGCGTAGAGCATGGATTAGACGTTGCGGCCCAGGGCCGTTAGGCAGGTGATGGCGAGGCTGTCCCAGGCGGCTTCCTGGGTAGCAGAGGCCCCCAGCAGAATGGCGGCCTCGCCCATGGTGTGGGGTGAATTGCCGTACACACCGCCCGGGATGCCGGTGGCCCCGAGCAGCACCGAGCGCGTGGGCAGGGTGCCCGCCCCAGAGCCCGCACTGAGCAGCGTGCCGTTCTTGGTCAGTCGGTTGGTCGTCACGGCTGGCTGGCGGTTCACCGAGTACAGGCCCAGGCCACGCACGGCCGCGTTGGATTCCTGCACGTACTGGTCAATGGTGAAGGCTTTGCAGTAGGCCACGTCGTTAAGCGAGCCCCCGGCGTTGTTGCGCCCCGATAGCGCAAACGTGGCAGAGCCCGAGGAAACGGCCCCCATGTCGTAGCAGTCCCCGCCCAGCGCATTGCTACGGGAATAGTAGTACAGCCCCATGCCGGTGGTGAGGCTGCCCGCCACGGACGGAACTAGCAGCGTGTCGGCGTACTGCGTGGTGCCGTTCCAGGCCATGCCCCCGCCAAAAGGCGTCGGGCTGCCGTAGAGCACCAGCCGGTAGGCAGCATCCAGGTCGCGCGGGTCTTTGGCGTTGAGCTTGTTGGCGGCCGTGGTCGCGCCCAGGCAGGGCCACCAACCTAAAACGAGGCCCTGCAGCCCCGCATCCTTGATGCCTTGGAAGCGGTTATTGATGGCCGTCCAAATCTGTGCCCCCGTGCGCTCGTAGCTCGTGCCGGCGTAGAGTGACGAGCCGTCGTTTGGAATGCCGGCCGCTGTCAGGTAGGCGTAGGCATCCGCATCAAAGCCACTGCCGAGCAAAGTGTGTCGTCTGCTGCCCATCGCTAGTAGGTTTTAGAAGCCCAGTAGAAATAGGTGCCGTCGTAGAGCCAGCTCAGCTCGGTCACGGCGTTGGCCGTATTACCCACACTATAGGAGCCCTTGCTGTTTGCAGGTGGCGTCAGCGTATAGACCGTGGCAGTAGCGTCGTGCGTAATCAGGATGATGCCCGTAGCCCCACTCACAGCCCCCGTAATGGCCAGCGTGGTGTTGGCGGCCAAAGGCATCGTATAGTTGGGGTTCAGCTTGCCGCCAGTGGCCAGCGTCACCGTGCCTGACACGGCTGCGGGCGCAGCACTGAAGGCGGGGTCGTACTTGGCAATGGCGGCCGTGTTGGTGCTGATATTGGCCGTGTTGGTGCTGACTGTGCCAAACACCTCATTGATGGCAGCAACCAGGTTGCCTTTGGCTGTGGTACTCAGGCTGGCCAGCGTGCCGATGTTGCTGACAATGGTTGTAGTGAGGGCCTTCAGCTCATTGATGGCCGCTACTACGCTTGTCTTTATTGTAGTCGTGAGAGCGGCCAGGCTGCCTACTTTCACGTCCGTCGCCAGCATGTTGTTGGTGATGGAGTCGTTGGCAATCACCACGCCCGTATCGACGGTGAACGTCCCAGCAGCCACGTCAACCGTGCCGTACTCAATCGTGCTGGCCGTGGGCAGCCGCACCCCCCGCGGGTGAAACTGCCGGTTGCTGGCTGCATACACCTGCACTTCCCCGCCGGGGAAGTTGTAGATGTCGTACCGCTTGGCTTTCTCCAGGGTATGCGCCGCCATCGTCGACTGTGCCAGGCTCAGCGACACCGACAGCGTGGGCAGGTAGGTCGTGCCGGTACTGGGCGAAATCTCTTTGTAGTTGGCATCCTCGCCCCCCAGCGGCGGCTCCGGCACCAGGGCCGGGCTACCGCTCGGAAACAACTGATGCTTCACCACAAACAGGCGAATTATGCTATCCGAGCCTTCGTATTTCACCTCCCAACCCGTGTTCTGCACAATCGTGCGGTCCAGCGAGCGGTAGGCGGCGTACTGTGCCTGCGGGGCCGTTTCCGGGTACCACTCGCACAGCACCCGGTCGTTCTGCGCCGGGTCGGCCGGGGCGCCGCCGGCATTCCAGAAGCCAAATACCGAGCCATTGCCCGACTGCGCCACCAGCACAAACACCGCCGGTGAGGCCGTTTGCCCGGCTTGCAGCTCCAGGGGCGTGGCCGGGTTGTTGACCCGCACGCGGGTACCTACCACAAGGCTTTCCGGCGCGAGCCCGCTCCGGGTAGTGGCCCAGGTTGGCATGCCCACCCAGGGCTGCAGGTAGTCTACTTTCTTATCGGCCCCGCGCAGGCGGTTGGCGTTGAACAGCGTTGCATCGCCCAGGCCGCTGGGCGCCTGAGCCGGCAGGTACCGGTACTCCCGGTCCGTGTCCGGGTCGTAGAAAAACAGGATGCCGTTGGCGGGCACCGTGCCGGTCCACACCGGAAGGTCGCGGATGTCTTTATTGAGCGCCATGCCAGAGAATTAATGTTTGTAAAGTAAGTACATTAATCGCGCTTTGCCATACCGGCCCGGCATCTGCTTACCCACGCAGGCGCAGGAAGCCGCCCAGGCGCAGCGTCAGCAGCGAATCCTGCTGGTCGGCCTGCAGCTGGTCGTCGCCGTTGCCTGTGCCCAGGAACGGCACCTGCTCCAGGTCGATGCGGCCGTTGCTGAGCGGGTAGGCCCGCTGCTCGCTCGCTTCGTAGACATTCTCGCCGGCCCGGTACATCCGCCCGTTCACCCGCAGCCAGTCGAGCCGGCAGGCCAGGTACAGCTTTTCGTGCAGGTAAGGCGGCAGGCCCTGGGTTTCGAGCGCGAGCAGCCGCGCGGCCGTGCTGGTGAGCAGCACCGGCGTGTAGTCGGAGTTGCGGTGTACGCTCAGCTGGCCGCCGTTTTTCTGCCGGAAAAACACGCCCGGCACCCGCAGCCGCGGCGTGAAGCCGGTGCTGAAGACCGTGCCGTAGCAGTTATCCGAATTCTTGTACTCTACCAGCACCGTGGTGGGGTGCTCGTAGGCCAGGCGCCACGGCTCGCTGATGGCCGTGACCGTGCCCCAGGCGGGGTTGCTGGGCTGCGAGGCGTGCAGCCGCATTTCGTACAGCCCTTCCGGTAGGCTGGCCGTGTTCGCTGCGACTTCCCACACGTTGAAGTTGGCCAGGCTCACCGGCCACTCGATGCTCACCACGTCAGGGCCCGTTTCCCAGCGGCGGTTCAGCACCACGTAGTCATCGCTGCTCACCAGGCTGGCCCGGCCGCTGCGCAGCACCCGGTAGGTTTGGTCACCGCCGGGCAGCCCGTGCACCACGACGCGCTTAGCCGCCAGCAGGTCAGCCGGAAAGCCCATGCCGGCCGGCTGCAGCAGCGTAAAGCCGTCGGCGCTGCTGCTCAGCTCCACGTCCATGGCAAACGACCAGCCGGTGAGGGCCAGTACCTTTTCCATGGGCTGAATCAGCACGGCCACACCATCACTGACCCGGTGCACCACGGCCTGCACCTGCTCGTAGTTGGTGAGCACCTGCACCGGCAGCGGGTCACACTTGGCCACGCGCTGGTAGAAGAGCGGCCGCCGCTGCATGCCGGGCCGGGTCTGCGCACAGAACAGCGTGTTGTCGGTGGTTTCGAACGTGCCGCAGTTGTCGGGTATTTCGGGCACCACAAAGCGCAGGCCGTTGAGCAGGGGCACGGCAAAGAACGGGGTTTGCGCCGGGGGCGTGTAGGTGCAGGAGCCGTTGTCGAAAGTGGCCGTGGGGTCGTAGTTGTCGGCCGTGGTGTCGGTGCAGCCGCCTACTTCCGCTTCCGGCACGGTCACGAGCAGGTCGGCGGTGGTGCCGCTGGCATCCGTGGCCCGCACGGTGTACACCCCGGCGAGCATTCCCGTGAAGGTGTACTTGCCCGAGCCGTCCGGTACCAAGCCGCTGGGCCCACTGGGCGGGTTCAGCGCAAGCAGCACCCCGCCGGCGCTGCTGGTCGCCTGCACCGTGAAGGTGCCCGTCGCCGTGCCGAAGCTGGTGGGCGCGTTTACTTCCGACAGGGTTAATTCCAGGTCTGACACCGTGCCGCAGCTGACCGTTAAGTAGGTGTTGTCAGCATCGTAGCGGGCGCCGCCGCGGTAGCAGCGCACCTGCGTGCGGTAGTTTTGGTCGGGCAGGGCGCCGCTGCCCATTGGCAAGTCCAGCGGGTCGAACGGAAAGCCATAATCTATGCCGTCGTCGAAGCCGACAATCAGAAACTCCCAGGTGTCGGGGTCGCTGGGCAGGGCGTGAGTCGCCGTTTGCAGCGCAATGAATCCGCCGTCGGACTGGCAGCTTTGCGAGGTGGTGTAGTTGATAAACGGCATGGCTTACGCGGAAAGCACCGCACAGGCCAGCAGGGTAAAGTCTCCCTCTTTCTTGGCGGCGTTGTGTTTGACAGTGAGCACCCAGCCCTCGCAGGGCCGGCTTTTGGCGTCGAGAAACCGCACCCGGCCGTAGGGCTGGGCGAAGAGCTGCGCGGCTTGGGGTGCCGTCAGCGGGCAGGTAAACGTGTAGTCGAGCGGCAGCCAGAGCGGAGCGGCCAGCTCATCGGTGAGCACGTCGGCCGATTCGGCGATGTCGGCCGTTTCGGTCTGCAGGCGGCTCACCACGTTGTTGTTGCCTTCCCCAAAGGCGAAGCGCACCACGGCCGAGCCGCCCAGCGGGGCCAGGCCGGCCCGCAGCGCGGCCCCGTGGTTGCGCAGGTTGCGGGCCGGGCTCCAGATGGCGTTGTACACCGTTTCGGGCGAGAGCATGCCATCGAGCCGGGCAAAGCGCTGGTTGCGCTCGGTTTCAAACCCGCCCCCGTCCTTGCGCAGCAGGGCAATCAGGAAGTTGTTGTTATCGGTGGCGCCGTCCGTGGTTGAGGTTTCGCTGTAGCGCTGCCGGCGCACCAGCTCCAGGCGCAGACCGCTGGTGATGTACCGGCTCACGGCCGTGAGGGCATTCTTAATCCGGGTCAGGGGTGTGGTCCACTGCCGCTTTGTGTTGAACTCATCAAGGCCGTTGACGCCTTCGGGCTCCCAGGTTTCGTAGCCGACCTCCACCGTGTTGTAGTGGCGCTCGGCATTGACTTTGGCCGTGGCATCGAGTGGCCCCAGGCCGGTGAGGTCCAGCACCACCTGAGCCGGGTAGAAGTAGGCCATGGGTTCCACGCGCACCACCGATTTACCCGTGGGCTGCAGCCGCTCGATGCCGTAGCCCAGGCCGTGAATAGCGGCCAGCGAGTCGTAAAGCTCGCGCCACGAGGCAAACAGCGACTTGCGTGAATCCGGCGCCGGGGCCGTGGGCGACGCATCAAATGGGGTGGGGAAGCCCCGCAGCTGAAAGCCGCCCGCCACCAGGGCCAGTGCCCCCGGCCCGTCTTCGTCGTAGGGAATGCGGGTGTCGGTGCGGCCGAAGTAGGTGCTGCGGAAGGCGTCGGGCGTGTCGGCAAGGGCCGTGCTGAGCCGGTCCAGTGCTTCATACACCAGCAAGCCGTTGCAGGGGGTGGGGGCGGTCTGCGTCACGGCCGTAATGCGCAGGTACGACCCTTGCTCCAGCGTGGCGTAAACAGTTGTATTAAAAGTTACTATGCCAGTGTCGGGGTTGTGGTAGTAAAGCTCCGCGTAGAGGTACACCGCATCGTTTTCATTCAGCGTTGCCTGAATTGTGGTTGGCGGAATGGCAAACTGATGGGAGTAGCGGTTTCCATCTATGGCAGTGGTGAAGGAGTCCGTGGCCAGCACAGTAGCCGTGCTAGGGTCGCCGTTGATGCGGAAGTGGTACTTGATGTCGATAGTGCGCCCGCCGGGTCCCATCAGCGTCTGAATGGTATCGGTAAGCGCAAACTCAATGGTAAGTTCTTCTTGGCCCTTAGCCTGGTAAATGGGCACGGCCGTTGTCGCGTCGCCCGAAGTCAGTACCGGCGAGCCGGCCGCAAGGCCTAGTTCATCTGTTGTTACCTTGGCAAAGCCGAAGTAGCGCGTCTGCGAGCGGCTGTCGTCGTCAAAAAAAAGCCCTTCGCTTATGACGGGAGGCAGGTTCGCCGGGTTTGAAACATCATGCCGCTTCACCACGGCACGGCTGTGCAGCTCCACCGTTAGCGGGGTTTCTTGGCGACTGGCAGCCCCGCTCACAGTAGTGTTGCCCCACAGGTCTATTGGCACATCGTCGCGGTTCAGGAAACGCTGGCTGAAGTCTTCGTTTTCGACGTTGCACCTAACCTCCGTGCTGGTGAACTCAGCGTCTGAAAAATCAATACGCCCCCGGTAGTACTCGTCGTATAGCCAAGTGTTGGGGTTTTCCTGCTCAATGAGGACCCGCACGTCAGCTTCAATGCCCAGCGTGGCGTAGGCTAGCTCCAGATAGGCTTTGGCTTCCTTGATGAAGCCCATCTGAACTGAATAGTCAAGCAGAAGGCCATGTGTCGCAGATGAGCGGGTAAGCGTTTTCCCTAATTCGTCCCAGCCGATGGGGTCGTTTTTGAGCACGAGCGGGCCTAAAATGTCGCTATCGAGGGTGAAGCGAAACCGGGGCGAGTTTTGGGCGAGTAGAGTTGTCATATAATGTACGTAAAGTAAGTACATTATTGACGGTTTTATTGCCGTCTATATCGCTTGTTCACCTTCTGTAACCAAGTGTCGCCTTTTTTCACAAATCGCTGCAACTCTCCCTCGCTTACTCGCAATTGCTCCTGGCTCTCTACGGCCTGCACTATCCGGTCGCCTAGTCGCTCCAGGTCGAGGCGACTGCTATGATAAGCTGCGCGCGCCGCCGCCGCTTCTCGGCTAGCTTGCCTACCAGGTGCAGAAGCGCGGAGAGATTGCGCCTGCTGTTCCATATCTGCTTCGTAGCGACGCTGAACAAGCCTGCCGCCTATTAACTCGTTCTGCTGCAATATCTGCTCTGTGCGAGGCGCAGTAATTACACGGTCTCCTGCTTCTAGGCGGGTTACGGTTTCCTGGGCCACCAAGCGGAAGCCCCGGCTTTCGTGGCCTACCAATTCAGGGCCACGCTCGCCAACGATAGCTAATTCTGCGGGGCCTCCTTCGCGGCCTTTGAAATAAGCTGGCAACGGCTTAGACATTACAGCCGCTATTTGTGCCGCCCCTAAAACGCCCACAGCCGCCCCAAAGGCGATACCTACAGGGCCAGGAAATTCAGCAACGGCAGCAATAACCGCCTGCGCCGTGTTGATAGCAATGCTGAAAATAGCAGCAGCCTTATCAAACTGGGCTTGCTCCCGCTTCAAGGCCAGGCTACGGCGGTGGAAATTATCTTCAATTTGAGCCCGTAGCACAGCGTTTTCTCCTGCATTGGCGAGGTTGCGGTCCCGCTCTGCCTGAATGTTATCCATCTCAGCCGAACGCAGGTCGCTGCTGTATTGAAAAAAAGCATCAGCATACGATTGGGTAATAGCGAAGCCCTGCTGAATAATGCGCCGCTTAGTTTCCTCCTTTTCTCTAAACTCAGCTAGTTCACGGTCATTTTTACGCCTAGCAATTTCTAGCTCCAGGTCAGCCGCTTCTTGTTGCTTGGTTGCGTCCTTTTTAAGGTTGTCCAGCTTCTGCTGCAAGTTGGCATCCTCTAGCAGTTCCAGTGTGCGGTAATACTGCTTTTCGGTATATTCCCCGGCCGCTCGGCTGTTTTCAAGCGCTAGCTGTTGCGCCCGATATTGCTTAGCTAGGTCATCATTAGCAAGGTCGGCATTGAACGGGCGGGCGGCGGCTTGAATAGCGGCCGTGTCGTTAGCCTGTTTCTGCCGAATCTCTTTGATTTTGCCGGCGCTTCCCTGTGCAGCCCGCACTTCTTTGTCGGCTTGCAAATCGACTATCTCAATGCGCCGGTCAGCCGCCTGAAGCGCGGCTTGCTGCCTTTCTTGGTAAGTCAGGTTTTCATTGGCAACAATGCGGTCTAGCGCAGCCAGTTCCCCCTCAATAACCAACCTGTCTACGTCTGCTAATTGGTCCAGCAGGGCATTACGCAAGGCCAATAGCCGCTTGTCGCCAGTGCGCTCAATCTCAATCGACTTGTTTTTAAAGTCTTCACTCAGCCGCACCCGCACCACGCCTAAAGCTTGCTCGCCGTTGATTTTTTCGGCATTGGCCTGTCGGGCCTCTCGCAGCAATTCATTTTGTTCCAGCTTGGCTAGCTCAATCCGGGCAGCAGTGCCTTTCTGTGCGGCCCTGGTGCGGATTTCTTCGCTATTAGCAGGATTGTCGTATTGGCGGTCTAAGTCTGCAATCTGGGCTTCTAGCTGTTGTTTGCGACGCAGGTATTCCTCCTTCGCCACATCAGCCACCGCCGCCTTTTTCTTCTTATCGGCTTCGAAGTCGTCGGTGGTTGCCTGGGTGTTTGCTTTGGTGGCGTCTGTTGTTTTCTTGGTCAATGCAGCCAATGCAGCCGCAATACGGGCGCGCTCCTGCTGCTGTCGCTTCAATTCGGCCTCCGATTCAGCCAGGGCTTTTTCAGCCGTCGTAAGCGCTTCTACCGTGCGGACTTGGGTTTTGGGTAAGTTGTCGACTTCCCGCGTTTGCGCCGTTGGCCCCAGGGTCTTACGAACTTCCTCCCGGTATGCCAACGCCTCCCGAATGTCCTTAACCCTGCTTTCGCCAATGCCAGCCTTCGTGACACCTAATTGAGCCTTACCCACGGCCTGTTGCAACTCGGCAACTTGCCCTTCTACGCTGGGCAGAATAGTGCTATCAAAGTAGGCTAGCTGGTCAGCAAGCAGGTCTTTATTAATCTGTGCCTGTCTCTGCTTTGCAGCAATAGCCCTTCCTACAGCCGACGTATTTAGGCTTAGCGCCTGGGTGCCTTTATCCACTTGCACGACTTCGCTGCCCAGCATCTTTTGCAGGCGCAGGGTAATGTTGTTGAGCTCCACCTGCTGCGCGCTGGTACGGGTCGCGGCGGCCGTTAATTGCTGGTAGCGGTCTAGTAGCTTCTGCGCCTCTTCTGCTTGTTTAGCCAGACTTTTGGTAGCAGACAGGGTGCTGCTTGCAAAATCCACGGGGGCCTTTGTGGGTAATACGCTATCCAGCCCCAGTTTCTTACCGAACGAACTTTTAGCAACCGCCTCACTGGCAGCCAGCGCCTGCGTTTTAATGTACCGGAACGCGTCGCCCACGGCTTGCAGGCGAGCCCGTTGCTCATCGATAACATCTTTGAGTTGCCCCGCAAAGAAGCCTTCCGTGAACAGATTAGAAAGGCCGTTTTTCAACTTCGCCCACGAACCGGCCAGGGTATCATTTTTAACAGCCGCTTCTGCTGCCAATGACGTGCCTATTTTCAGTTGTTCATTGGCTGTTTTTTGCCGCTCGGCTACCAGCTCTGTGTTTTTGGCGAGGGCAGTTAATGCGCTCTTGGCTTCGCCGCTGTTCAGTTTCAACGTGGCGAGCTTTGCTGAAAAGGAAGTGGTTGTGGTGTTACCACTGTTCAACCCGCGCAAGAACAATTGCAGGGCCGCGTCCATGTCCGTATTAAGCAGCCGCTTAAATTCTTTCAACGTCAGGTTAGTATCAGCCAGCTTGGCAATACGGAAGGCTTCAGCAGTGCGCCCTGTCAGGGTGTTGATGATACGATTTAGGGCAGTGCCCGAAACCTCAGCTGAAAAGCCTAACTCCTGCAGCACGGCCGCATAGGCTAGTACTTGAGGCAAGCCAACTCCTGCATTGGCCGCCGTGGCACCTACGCGCAGCGCTACATCGGCAAGCTGTGGCGCGGTGGCTGCGCCAACCGCCCCCAACTCATTTAAGGCACTGCCAATGTCTAGTAGCTTCTGTTCGGTATTCTTGCCCTCAAACTGCTTGCGGAAAACCACGCCGATTTTGCCTAGTTGCGTAGCTATTTCCTCTGCATTGCCTTGGAAATCGTCGGAAAGGGCTTGGTTGGCAATGTCAATGGCTTTGGTAAACCCTAAGACCTCATCCTTCGCAATGCCGAGTTGGCCCGCAACTTTGGCAATATCCAATAGCTCCGCAAGGCTGCTGCGAGTGTCAATCTGCTTTAAGTTCTCAGCCAGGCGCGCGGCTTCGTCGGCTGAAAGCCCGGTTGTCTTTCTAACATCCGCGAGGGCATCACTATAATTTACCAGGTCGCTAAATACGCCTTTTAGCACCGTGGCCAGCCCCTGCACACCAAAATAAGCCCCGGCGAATGCCTGGCCCAGCCCGCCTACATTGTTAGCCAGCCCAGCCGTAAACCCGCCGCCCTGCTTCACGCCCACGCCGTAGTTGCGAAGCTGCCCGTTTACCTTGCCCAGCTCGGCTTCTGTCTGCTTGATTTCGGCCTGTAGCTTATTCTGCTGCTCAGTCGATAAGCCCGTAGCCTGCGACTGAGTACGCAAGGCAGCCGCGTCAGCCAGCAGGGCACGGCGCTGCTTTTCCAGCGCCCCTACGGCCTCAATGATACCCTCTGCATATCGGCCAACATTCTTATAGCCCTGGTTCGTGTCCTTGCCAAAGGTTATGATGGCTTGGTTGACTTCTGCCAGTCGGGCCTTCATCTGCTGGGCTTCTGCGCTGTCAGCCTGCATACCCCCGGCCAGCGCCTTCAATTGCGAGTCGAGTTGTCGGGCCTCGTTTTCCAACGCCCGGTAGCTGCCCTGCGCTGCCGTAAAGGAGCTATTCGCCCCGCGCAAGGCACGGTTCAGGTCTTCGGTTTCCCGCTTCAGGGCCAGGATAGCCTGAGCCGCTTGCTTGGCCACCTCTGTGTTTCCCGCTGCATAGGCTTCGCGCAAAGCATCCCGCTGCTTTTTTAGTTCGGCCGTGTAACCCTTTACCGCCTCGCCAGCGGCCTTATCGATGCCCGCTTGACCTGCCTTGGCTGCTTTGAGCAACTGCTGCTGCTGGGCAAGTTTCGCTATTTCGGCACCTAATGCAGCCAATGATGCCCGCTCTTGCTCGCTTGCCAGATTGATGCCTGTAACCTGGGTGCGTAGCGCCTGAGTATTCTGGGCAATCAACGCCAACCCGGTTGCCACCTTGGCCCCGTCGGCTTCAATATTTTTGGCAAATGCCTTGTAATTGCGGTTGAGCGCCTGTACTTCTTTTGTGAAGTCGGCTAGCTCCTGCTTGCCGGGTCCAAGCTCATTAAATAGCTCGGAATAGGAGATGGGGCCTGCTGCCATAGAATTAACCTTTAATGTTTGTAAAATAACAACATTAAAGGTTAGTCAGACCAGCAAGGCTAGCAAGGGCTAGTAAAACAAAACCGCCCCGTCAGATTTTACGGCAACAGTATCCACTCGCTCGGTTTTGATGCCTGCGGAATCGGTTAACTCCCAATGGTTGGCATACCACAACTCGCCTAGCCGGGTGGCTTCTTTCATTGGTGGCTTTATTTTCCGCAACTCTATTGGCTTGTAATGACGAGGCGGGGCAATCAACGAGTTAAACTCTTTGGCAATGGCAGCCTCAGCTTTTTCCTCAGCAGAAGGGCCGCAACCAGCTAAAACCAGAGCACAAGCATAGAACAGTGTTTTCATGCCGCCAAGCTACGAAAAAGCCCCGGCTGACTAACCGGGGCTCGCGCCTATACCACAGGGCGGTTTTTCAGAAAGAACGTGCCAGGGGGGAGGGTGTTTAGAATATCGACGGCCGAACTGAAGCATTCTGTATACCCCGAAAATGCTTTTTGTGGTTTGTAGCTCAGAGTTTTGAACTGTCTGTGAATGGCTTTTTCCAGCTCAAACACCTCTCTGACGTTATAACTTTTGTATAAAGCAACTGTCCGCCATCTGTAAGGCATTCTGCGGCTAAACCTGCCACTCAGATTAAAGCTTATACCAACCTTATAAAATAGCTCATTCTCGCCGGTCAGCTCTATTATATAGAGAGTGGCTCGCCTTCCGTTTTGCCGACATCCCCAGCTACTGGCTGACCAAGGGCCGCCCCCTGGCCGGCCAATATTGCCCTGCCTCTTTCCGCACTTGGGGCAACCTTGTCCCTTCAAGTGCGCGTGTGGTGTTTGGGTAAAATTGCCGTGTTCCAGGCAGGTAATAACTATGGCTTCCTCAGTACCTGCGTAGTTAGCTTGCTTATAACAGTAACGCTCGCCATGAATTTCACGAGCCTCGACTATAAACTGCTCTGTGGTTTTGGTGTTGAATATAATTCGGGAGGAAGTAGCGCACTGAGGGCACCCTCTTCCCTGCAAGTGCCCTCTTGTACGTTGCAAGAACCCTCCGTGCTGAGAGCAAGCAATTTCTACGCACGTCCTTGCATTCACGTACTTGGTGCGCGTGTAGTCATATCGCTCACCATGCACAGCGCGAGCCTTGGCTATGAAAGCTTCTGTTGTTAAACGCTTCATAGCTTACGAAGGCATAGACACAACACCATGCACCCGAAACCAGGCATACGCTCCCCACTGAAAGGGCAATTCCCGATGGGAGCGTCGGGGGTTACAGTCGTCGAAGAGGGTGAACAGACGTGCGCTGATGCGCTCATACGAATGGCACTTATGCACCCGCCCCACGTCGCTTAGTTTCAATACCCCATCAACCGGCTTCACCCGCACCAGCACGTCGCCGGGTTGCACGTCCTCAAAAGCCCTAACCGGAACCACGGCAACCAGCGCCCCCTTTGGATATGCCGGGGCCATCTTATTGCTAGGAAACATGAACAGCTCGACCCCGCGCAGGTCGGGCGAAGGCTTGACAACACGTAGGCCCGTTTCCGGGCCTACGTGTTGGAGAATGGAGGCCCACAAGTTGCCAATCTCGGCAACCGCGTCGGCTTCTTCTAGGCGGTTGATTTTTACCAGCGCCTGGGTGCGCTGCGCCGGCGTAACCCCCGGCAATTGCACCAACGCCTTAATTTCTTCCTTTTGGGTAGCCGTGGCATACCGCACGGCGGGCCGCTGCCGACCTTCGCGGCTGGTCAGCTCCTTGCCAACATTGGCCGTCCACCGCACTAGGCGGCTGAGGCAGTTGCACTCATGCACGTTATGGTTAGCACGCAGCTGCTCCGCTTCCGTGAACAGGTCGTTGCCCACAATCAGGGCAAGCAGGTTGACGCGAAGCACGCCAATAGGGGTCTGGGCGTCGGCCACCTGGGCGACGTTTCCATGTTTGGGGGTGTTGTACATTTGTACAGTTGGGAAAGTGAGATTTTCCCAGCTTCAGAGGCAGCCCCTGCCAGGGCTGTTTCGGGAGGCCAGCCCCTGCCAGGGCTGGCCTCTTTTCCATTCCTCATCTACTGGTGTTCCCCTTTGGAACGATACAAATGTACCAGTGCTTTTTTGGTGTTACAAGTTTTTTACCAAAAAAAAACCAAAATATCTTTGGTATAATTGCAGTGTATTACATTTGCAGAATGAAAAAGGAAAAAGCCGAGCGCACCGGGAAAAAGCAGATAGGCCTAGAAGTAACTGCTGCCGAAAAAGAGTTGGCCGAAAAGGTAGCCGAGGCCAGAGGGCTCGGTCTCTCTGCATTGGTAAGGCTGCTGATTAAGGACGAGGCTCGCCGCTTGGGTATCGAGTAGCTCCACCAGCCGCTTGGGCATTTTCACAACAGTTCCTTGCTTATGAAATCGTCTGACATACTTGTTCTGATTATCACAGCAACTTCGTTTGTGGGCGCGGTGGTCTGCTACCTGCGTGTATTTAACCCCATTTTATTAAATCACAGACAGCGGCAAATCAAAGCAACACGCCGCTCATAAACAGGCAGCTTTACCGCTCTGCTGTAGAAAAGCGGGCATTTTTGCCGGTAATGTCATCAGCGCGTGGCTACGGCCTTCGCCAACCCCGTGCCATCAATGAAGATGCGGCGCACACTGGCAGGCCGGGCCACACGCCACGGCGTGCGCCGGGCACACTTCAGGCTCGACTTCGGGAATGGGTCAATACCGTGCCGGTTGGCCTGGTTGCCGCCCAACACATAATAGTGGTGCTCATCCTCGCCCACGTAAATGCCCACGTGGGAGAAGCTAAATACCAGCACGTCGCCCAGCATCGGCACGGCCGTCGGGTTGCCCCACTTGCACCACCAGAACGCGCGGGGCATCTCGGGCTGACGTAACGAAGCCACGCCGGCCCGCACGGCCGCAATAGCCATTGCCGTTCCGCACCAGGGCGTTTCATCGTCGTTAATCCACGAAAACCCCAACTCCTTAAGCCAGGACATAATCACCGGGCTATGCTGCTTGCCTGGAATTTCGTGGGTGCCAAAGAGCTTCAGAGCTTCAAGTAGCAGCTTGGGGGCGGGCTCTGTGGCGAGGTAAGCGAATTTGGCGGGAAGGTTCATGGCGGATTAATCGGTTTTGTTTTTCTCTATCAGGTAGTCGATGGCCGAGTGGAAGTCGAACAGCGTCAGCTCCCCGGCGCGGGGAAAGCCCTGGTCAGCCAGGGCCGCGCAGAGCTTGCCAAACCGCTGCTGCTTTTCCACGACCACGTTGCGCGGGTCGCCGTCGTCGAAGATGTCCGGGCGGGCCAGGTCCAGCAGGTAGCTGTCGATTTCCTGCAGCGTATCGATGTGCGTCGCCTCGCCTGTTAGCACGAAGTCGCAGACCGCAACCACCCGCCGCTGCAGCTGCCGGGCGTAGGCCTGGGTTTCGGCATCGGCGCTGAAGCGGGCCGGGAAGTAGGTGCTCAGCTCCGCCGGAAGTTTTTTTTTACGTCGGTGAGCAGCTCGCTCACCTGGCCTTGCGTCAGCCCCATCGCGCTGAGCCGTAGCAGCAGCTCCTTCAGCCCCTGCTCGCTCAGGTCCGTAACCGGCACGCCATCCACGGCCGCGACCAGGCAGCCAAAGGCCAGCTGCGTGGGGTCGAACTTCTCCAGCATGAACTGCACGTTGTAGTGCAGGTTGGCCAGCTCGTCGGCGGCCTCGCCCAGGCGGTGCGGCTCCTGCTGGGCGGCTACCATCAGCGCTGCCAGCTGCTCGAAGTGGCGCTGCACTGCGCCTATGCTGGAGCCGATGCCGGCGGCTTGCACCAGGTACTGCTGCATGGTGGCGTGGCGCCCGGCGGGCAGCTCGAAAATGCTTTGGTACAGGCTGACGTGGTGGGCGTCGCCCAGGGGAACGGTTTGCATAAGGCAGGGCAGAATGAGAGGTGTAAGTACGGTATTAATGTACTTACTTTACAAACATTAAACCATGAGCACCCTCCTCGCCCAGAACTCGCCCCGCTTTCGCTACACCCTGGATAGCGACATTTTAGGCCCGTTCGTGCTCAAAAACGACCCCATTGGCTGGGATGAGTTGGGCAAGTGGGAAAAGAGCAGCCATCCGTACATGTCGGATAGCTGCCCACCGAGCCGCTTAGGCAAAGCCTTTTCAGGCTGCCAGACTTCCACCCGGAAACCGGCTGGCAGAACCAAGGTAACGAGTTGCGAGCAATGGCGGTATCCTTAGTCTAGTGCATCTTTCGGCATTAAACCGAACTGCTTAAGGAGGTAGCGCACGTCTTTATTGGGAAGAGAGCGCCACCCCGCAGCGGTGTTTACTAAAACAAAAGTTGGTGGCTCGATATAAGCATACGACATATCCCCTAGAGCTGCCCTGTTTTGATTCTGAAGAAGCTGCCACCCCTTCCCTTTTGCATATTTTTCGAATAACCTTGTTGAAGCTATATCTACCATAACATTGCCTATCCTATCAGGAGGCAAATTGTACGCTTCTAAAATTCTTCTGGCGAAGAACTCCATGTCGGCATCGGAATAGTCTTGTAGCTTTTTTGGCTCTTCGAGTGATTGTTGCATTCCATAATAAGCCTCCTCTACAACCGAGACAAATTTCCTTATCCCCGTTCTCTTCTCTAATTCAATCAGGCAATTTTCGATTTCCTGGTAATCTGCGGTGTTAAGGCTTATACCAAAACACTTCTCCGCCATGAATCTAATGTCATACGAGGTGCCGAGGGCGACATGGGCATCTTTGTAAAGCGCACATTCTATTAAACAATTGTAGGCACTGAGCGCTAGTTTAAGATGTGTTTCGTATACTTTATCTAAGTCAGCAGAAGCCGAACGGGATTTACCTGCGAAGACCAGCATGGAGGTAAACTGCGATGATTGAAACATTTTAGCCAAAGCAAGCATCGCATACCCCAGTACTCTCTTATTGTCGCTACCTCTATACTCCTTGTATATTGACAGCACGCGTTCACGGCTTTTTTCTGATAATGACAGCAAATAAGATGCTATCTTAACCCGCTGTGGTTCTGGGGAAAGTGCGCCTAACCGTTCCTGTATTCTAATATTATATCCGTGCTTAAAGATTAGCTTGTCTGTGTATATGTATAGATTTTCAGCATTAAATACCTGCAAGGCGGCCTTGCTTTCCGCAGTCAAGCCTGATGCCTCAATTTCACTAAAAATAGAGTCTATTTGTTGCTCTATGGTTTCATCAACCACTTCATTGGCAAATGTGTGCAGGAGCAACGTGTAGACAATATTAATTTTGAAACCGAGAATATTGGCCTCGTTTTTTGCTGATTTAACCAACTCACTGAGAATACCACCCAACTCTTCGGTGGTTATTTCTCCTTTCAGGAAGCTTGTCCTCGCTTTTGTAAAATGCAGCAGTTCCTGTTCAGTAGGCGAGAATGAATCAATTTCGTTGAAACACCGGCGCAAGAATGGTTCGGCTTCAATAATGTACCCGGCGCTCCCATAGGTAATTGCACCAATAAAAAGGAGCTTGTTTGACTTGTTTATAACAGCGGCGGGCAACTGCTCCAGCATCCATAATAGCATGTCCATTGAATCAGTGTTCAAAAGGCCATGACCATATTGCTCCAAAAACCTAGTGATGTTTTGAGGGCTACTGAAGTCTATTTCATCCGGCGACTTGATATGCTCACTAAAAACAGGGATACCATAGCTCTGACCATGTTTGGTGAGCATAAGGCTCTGATTCTCATGTCTGGCAAGCATTTTCTTGTGAAGTGCTTTAGCAGACTCTTCGTTTAATTCATTTGTCTCAATGTAAATCGTTGCGTTTGCCTGGCTTTTCCATTCCGGGTTGTATTCATCAAGCCTGGAGACAACCGAATCTACATAATCGAAGTAGCTTTTATTTCCTATCTCATCAAACAGGACAATAATTCCATATGCTGGTGGCCTTTTGCACAGGTACCCCAAACGAGAGGTTTTAAAGGTAAGTGTACAATATTGGATCCCGTTTTTGGTGGTGAGCTTCACCTTGCCGGTACTCTTGATTTGTACAGCAAACTTTTGAGATGATGCCCGCTTATCCGGGGTTACGAGTTCCACATCCATGTCAACCCCGTAGTCCGGAGTCTCTTCGCGGCACAGGAACCCGTTACGACGGGTCAGTACACACCGGACGGCATTTACCGACTCCTCGCTTCTTATAGAGTTGTCATCAACTTCTGGTTCGTCTGAAAAGGCCATCGCCTGGGGAATTTGAAATAGTCCGGCCAACTATAAAGAAGGCAAGCACGTGGACCAGATTTTTAAATATGGCTAATCTGCAGATGGGCTTGAGGCAACAGGTGCGCTGCAGGCTTTCAAAAAAGCAATTCCCAGCTTTGTAGGACCAATGTTAGCTGTCCCGTAACCAGTCGCCATTGAAAGTTCTGGTGTACCACCTTTAATAAGTTCATTGAGTGCTTGAATCATTGAGACGGTGCCAGCGACTATACACAGACGAAGGCGAACTAAGTTATCTAACGCAACGTCAAATTCATCGCCCGAAATACCCTCTTTTACAACCGCTTCTTTGATGAAGTTGGTATCCATCATGAATAAAGAACCGGCTTTCTTTATGCCGCCACGTGATTCAGGAAACAGGGCATTGAGAATTCGTACATGGATAGGGCCGAGCTGCTTCATAATTTCTATGAAACCACTATCAAATTTTGCAACTGAATGAGGGTTGGCTGCATTTGCCAGCAAATTGGCCCATGTTTTCTGAAGGAATTCATCTTCTTCCAGGGAGGCGCTTTCTATAAGGGGAACTAATACCTTAAAAGGTACTTCTTGAGGTTCAATGTTGGCTTCAACCAGTACATTGCCAGCGTCTATTAATACCTTCGCTCCCGCCTTCGCTCGCAATCCTTTTACATAGTCCCTGCCTGCCTCTCCAATCTCTTCGAGTGCCGGCTTAAATACAGTGCTGAGTGCTGGACGAGCGGCCTTTATTATGCCTACGGCAGTTACCGTCTGCGGCATGGCTTGGATAATGGTAGTCAACAGGTCAGACATAGCGAAGGAATAAGTGAATTGCCAAGCTACAAAAAGCCCCCGGCTTGTGGGGCTTTCTAAAACTCATTAGCCATGACTGCTTATGTAGCAAGGAACAACTAATGTAGTCCCCCTGTATTAGCTGAGTGTTTGGGTAACATATCTGGCTTCTTAATGGGAATAGGGCAGCAGACTGCGTGTCCCTGTGTTATCCAATGATTGAGGGCATACTCCATTACACACGGATTGAACTCCGGCTGGCATACACTCGACAACTCCCGGCCGATTTTGGTTAGTACTACCACACCTGCCTCAATGACAGGGTAATCTCCTGCCTCTTTGGATTCAATTTCGACCTTTTCGCCATTATAGGACAAGACAAGAGTCTGCGCGCCATAGGTATACCCTCCAAGGGCGGGTGAAAACTCAATTAGGCCAATATCGTGCAGGTGCTGTAGGTCGCTATACCCTAGAACATCTACTGAGTAACCTTCTGGGTCTGTGCCAAAAAGAATGATATCAGCTTGACCAGATGGTAACACCCAAAGGAATGCACACAACTTCCGAAAACTTAAGGCCTCCTCATTGGTCAGGGTTGCCAAAAAGTCAACGGTTCGGGCCGAGAAGCTACCCGGTTGCTTGATTTCACCAGCGAGGATTTTCCCAAAAATCAACTGCATTTCTTCGCTGGAAATATCCTGGGCCGTCCGGAAGTATCGGGTAGCCCAGTCCGGGTCAACTGGCTTATCGGACACGTCCGGCTCATCCAGCAGCTCGGCTGCAGCGTGAACCACGGCACTGTCCCGATTAAGTTGTTGGAGCATATTCTCGTAAGCTATGCGAAGCTGGCTCCGACGGTGTAAATCCTGCACTTCCTGCGGCATTCCCTTAAGCTCCGCTTGTACACCTGCATCCGTAATCGTGAGGCTTTCTAAATGGAGGCCACTGCGAGCCAGCTCGGTAATAATACGCGCCTTCTCTTGAGCTACCCGCGTGTGTGCCGCGCCAGTCACCTGGATGCGATAGGCTTCATTATCCGCATTGGTCTTTGCAAGCCACTTTGCGCCAATAAGGCGACCAACTGCGTCGGCTAAACGTCCACCGCCTGCTTGCACCAGTCCAGCCAACTTCTCAATTCCTTTGCCTCCACCCAAAAGGTCAGAAACGTTGAGACTAAATAATGCTTTGTCCCCTGATTTAGTGTTCTCCTCTGCCATTGCACTTAACTCTGCGTGTTAAGCTGCCAAGCTACACAAAAAAGCCCCGGCTTGTGGGGCCGGGGCTGTATACTTTATTTGGTTAACATCTCCCATAGAAAAATGAGTCCAGCCCTCATAAAGGGCACTAGAAAACCCCCAATCAAAAGTGTAAATACTAAAAATTTAAATACATCGGCAGTAGACAAGGCTCGCCTTTTAGACGTTCCTATTGCGACAGCTGAACTAGGTGTGAGTAACGGCAAGTAAGTATATGCAAGGTAGAAAGCACCCAGCCCTAAAGAAAATACGATTACGACGCTAGCAAGCATCTCAACGAAGTGGCTAGGTTTGGGTGACAGCTGCCAGTTAAAGTAGTAACTAAGCTTATCTTCAATCCTCACTGCTGCATTGATGCGCTTTAGTACTTTTAAAGCTTCTTTTTCATTGGTAATATCCACATATTTATCAACTTTTTTAAATCCCCATATCAGTAATGCGATTGTAGTTAGTGCGCCAATAGTTTGTACAAACCATTCTTTCTGAAATATCCATAGTGGACGCATGATACCACCATGAGCAGTCGTTTTTGCCATAGGTACTAAATCATCAAATAATTGGTCAACCCAGCGTTGATCAGAACCTGATACTATAATTTCTATCTTAGCTTTAAGAAAGTGATTGCGCTCATCGCGTCCGGTTTTAAAACGCTTTTCTGTTATAAATAACAGTTCAACATGCCCAGAAACAGCTTCTCCATTGCTGTCTATGGCAAATTTGCTCCATGTTATCTTAATGCTCAACGGGTCCTGACGCTTCCCTGCCCTATCAAGGAAGTGTTCAAAGCTATCAAATCGTTGAGTTGATAAGTCCTCAAAGCGAACTGCCCCTACGAAATCAATGCTTTCAGTTATACTTATAGTGTCCAACTGCTTATTAATCTCCTTATTAAACTCTTCTAATTGGTTGTCAGTTATAAAAAAAGGAAAGTATAAAAGCTGCTCGCGCTTATAACGCCGTAAATCATCCGCAGCCAAGCGGTTCATAAATTTAAACAGCCTAGTAGCTTTTGTATCCTCTAGCGGGAGTGCCATCACTTTAGTATTAGGGTCGCTTTCGTTTTGCATAAGGGGTAGGTCTTTGTAAGGTTAAGTAATGCCCATCTTTTGGGCTGCCTATTTGATGTTGAGGCGGTAGGTCAAGAACAAGGTAATGCTAAGCGACGAAAAAGCCCCAGCTTGTGGAGCTGAGGCCAATGAATGGCGCCCTTAACGAGTAGGTGGAACAGTAGGGGGCCCCAGCCCTTCCAACTGATAGAACAAGGCACTAAGGAACGAGAGCCACTCTAGCGCCCGGTTCACCTCCTCTAGTTCCGTTAAATTGTGGGCGTAATGGTTGCGCAGAGCCTGCACCGAGCCTTGAAACAGATTCATAAACCCCATTTGTTCGTTTGGGTCGTGCGACAATAGTAGGAGCGGGTTCTTGGGGGAAAAAGCTGTTGTCATCAAGGTAGTTCCCGTGGTGGTGGGGAGGCCCGCTCGAACCTGCACGGCTTTGTCCAACGCAATACATACGTCGAGTATGGCCTGCCGATAGTGACCGTTAGCGAATAGCGGGCCGGCCACCTTATGTACGACCGGGTGTAGATGGGCCAGCGATTGAAAATCGACGGTTTCTAATTCTGAAGTGTTGGCAAGGGGGTTTGATTGGTTGGATTCTTCAGCAGGTTCTTCTTCCTCAAATAGTATCTGCGTTTTTAGCAGCTGGAGCCACTGTTCAAAAATATGCAGAACCGCCCGCCAGTCATCAATCGGTCCATGAATAGTCTGCTCCTTTGTAGCCAGGATTAATTTCCCTGCCTTAGGCGTAGAGTAGGTATAAAGCCGCATTTCCTTCCCCGTGTTGGCGCCACTGAAGACAACCTCTTTGGCTTCCACCAAAAAATAGAAGTCGCTCGCTTCATGAACTACCCTAATGGAGTTTTTTGTGGGCTCAACAATCTTAAACTCGCTCCATCTCAATCCCAAGCCCTTAACGGTATTGAGTAGAGAGTTTTTTTGATTTTGAAGAAACATGGTAGGTATTACTTGGTCGGCACCTCAATACCCAGACGGAAGGCTTCATTGAGGGCTGGCCAATGAAGATAATCTAAGAGGGCTTTTTGTTAAACCATCCGCGCGCATAGGGGTGCAGGATAGGCGCTAAACTGCTGCCGGCAACCAAGGCAATGCCAGCGTACATCATAAGGTAATAAAGCCCTGTGTTCTTGTCTGGGATTGTCTGCCCTGTAATGAAGTTGGTGGCAATACCGATTAGTAACGAGCCAATTAGGCTACCTAAGGCCGAGAAAGCCGCTGTAAAAGGCGAGGTTTTGAGGTATTCTAGCTGAGCCGTCAGGTCATTGATAATAGCATCCTTCTCCTTAACCTTTTTTGCTTCCAGATTGTGAGAGTTTATAAGTTGACGGATTGCGACATCGTTATTTTTTAATTCATCTGCAGCAATCTGAGATACGCCACCGCCTTCATAGATGAGCGAGGTATCCGGGTTTGGTATAACAACGGAGCCCATAACTTATTGCGATACAGTTTTTTTATACCAAGTGTAGTGCAGGGTTTTGCTAATGCTTTCTATATGATACACCCTATAACTGAAGTATAAGCCAATTTTTCGCGTTACATCAAGCCAACCCGTTAATAAGGGGTCATGATTGCCGACCCCCATTGGATTATTAAAGTTAAAAAACTTAATAATCAGCGTCTTTTCTCCTTCAGGTTCGGCCTCCAATCGATATGCATTGGTTTTGTCATCATTGAAAAAGACCAACTTGAATATTAAATCTTGTACCCTAAAGACGATTGGCTTATCGTCTATTCCGATAACAGTACCGCTACCAAGTACTTCATATTCGCTTATATTAACTTGAATGTTCATAGTTAGACAAAAACATTAAATTGGATGACGGTCTTTTTTGTAAACACTCTGGGCTGACTATTCTATGCCAAGGCGGCGGGCCTCGTCCTTAATCAGTAGTCTTACCAACATAGACATTATAGTTTGCGAGGGCTGAGTTGGCCTTATTGCAACAGGTCAGTTGCAGAGGGTAGATGCAAAGCACCCTTTACAATTTGAGAAATAATCTCCTTTTGAATAATTGGGTATACTTCTTTAATCCATTTCAAGCTCCCCTTCTGGATTTTGGCAAAAAGCTTTGATAACTTGCTAAAGGTTTCTCTTTTTGTGGAAGTGGTAATGCTATCCTTAATCTGCTCAGCTTCCTGTATTAAAGCCGTAATGCTTTCTTGATTGGCCTCGTCCCTTTTTGCCTCAAGCTGATAGATGACTTTAGTTATTGCTTCATCTAAAAGTAACTGCTGTTCAAGTGAAAAACTGTTCACAGTTGCATCCGCGTCGGCACTTTCAAACTTGGCATCAAAGTCTTCTTCGTACTTCTTCAGGATAGGGTCATCAAATATTGTATTAATAGACCTATATTCATCAACTAACCCCAACCATTGAGTTAAGACTTTGCCAAATGATTCCACCTTCATTGTTACAACAAGCCGGTTAATATCTACTTCACTTGCTGGTATGTACGCAGCTAGTAGGTGAAGTGCGCCATCTCTTACCTCTGCTTTATTAAGACTGAAGCTGAATCTAGAACCTTCGTCATTATCCCATATAGTGAATAGTCCCTCATCTTTGCTTGTGTCGATAACATAGTGTCCAGACCTAAGTCTTTCATTAAACGGCTCAAGCGCCTTTAATAATGCGAGCGGAATTTCCTTTTTCATGTTGACTGCTATGGTTGATAAGTGGGAGCTTGACATGCCGTTGTATGTGAAGCTAGCATATGCTTAGCTAACGCGCTTTGGCAAGGTGCTGCCAATCTACGAAAAAGCCCCAGCTTGTGGGGCCAGGGCTTTTTGTACATCTTATTAAACGGTTATTTTAAGTTCGGGCTCTCCCTTTTTCTTTTTCGTAAAAACGAGCTTTTGCTTCTTAGCATCCGGAGCCACTTTGTAAAGCCCTTCGTCCATTGTAATGGCATCAATGACTTTGTTCAAAAACTCGGTTCTGGCCTCCCTGGTAATGTTCTCGCTCCCTTCAGGCCCGGTTTTAGGGTGAACATACATCAGGTACAAGCAATTCTCCTTGATTATGGCAAGGAAATAAACCCTGTATCCACCGCTGCCCTTAATGCGCTTTTTTACATAAGGCATGGTTTCCGAAGCGTTCAGTAGCGTACCGTTTCGTGCTTCAGCAATCGTCTTGCCATGAAAATGCTTCAAAACTTCAGCTTCTAGCGAAGCATACGACTTGTACTTGCTTAGCTTCTCAATCTCAACCTTAAAATCATCTAGGCAATACAAGTCTAGCATAGGCTTTCCAGTCTTTTGTTGGCATTCTGGAAATCCTCGTCTTGCGGCAAGACAAATACGACATCGTGTAGGTCAGCTGCAAGCTCTTTGAAATCATCAATTGTTGATTTGAATTCGGTGAGTTCTGCTTTCCCTATTTTATGTGTAGCAAAATAACGGCTGACAAGAACGTAGTTTTTCACCAGTAGGCTGTGCAAACTGTGCATCAGGCCGACGATTTTCCGCATATCCGCCAAAAACTCTTCAGTGGGGTTTGACAATGACCACGTAAAGGCTTCCAGCTTCGGCATAATATCCTCTAAATCATTTATCGTTTCTCTCATATATTCTTTCCTATACAAGATGCCATCAAGGAAGTCATTAACCTTCTTCTCCAGCTCGGCAGCTTTTGAAGTTTCCCTGACAGTGACTTTTTCGAACGCTCCAAAAATTGATTGGAGTTGCTCTTTCTGTCCTGTCCGGTCGATAACGAGTTCGCTCATAATACAGTCGTTGCAATGCCCAAAAGTGGGCTAAAGATAGTTTTTTGTGACCGAGTTGAATCGGGTCCCCTACAAATGTAACGGCTCAACGCATTCCCCAAACTATTTGTTCGAACATCTTAGACCATTGGAGAGGTCCAAGTGCTAGGGCTGGCTACTCGATGCCTAAGCGGCGGGCTTCGTCCTTAATACTACTCTGCTGGCCATCTGCTGTAGAACGCACGACAAACAGCAGCCGCAGGAAATGCAGCCAGTATATGCCACGCCGATATTTCGGATACGGCCATATAAGCCGCAACTTGAAACAGGCTGAGATAGAAGCCCGCGCAGAAGTCGCAGCGCTTCATCAGCCACGCGGGGCGCCGGACCTCCCAGGCCTGGAGCCAGCCCCACTTCGCAAAGCAGAGCAGCAGGGTAGCCGACGTGAGGCCGGCGAGCAGGGCGAGGGTTAGTAGTTGGGTGAGCATAGTCGTGTAAATTGGGCTATGGGAAAAGAACGCCAGGCCGGAATTGCGGGGGAAAACATCACAATCAGGATGATTCCCGAGTTTGAGTTGAGCGCGGAAGTGGACCGCCAAACCGCAGCTTGGGGGGCGTTAGATGACTTAGACAAAGGCCTGAGTCCTGACGACGTGTACACGATTTACGGGCTTAGCGTCGCAGATATTGAGCCTTACCGGGCTACTTGGCCCAGCAGGCGCCCTTTAGCATAGCATGTTCAGCACGTGCAGCTCCAGCTGAATCCGAAAGCCGCAGAAGGGATGCCGTAAAAACTGCTCATCAACGGTGTCGACGCTGAAGCCGCGATACACCTCTTCAGCGCTGGTAAATACCCGCTTGATAAGGACCCCGCCTTCCTGGTTGAGCACCCGCAGCACATCCTGCAGCAGCTCCGCTTCGAAGCGGTACGGCTTGGTAGGGTCTATCTTTTTCAGGTTGCACCAGAATATCAGGTCGCAGTCCATGCGCAGGCCCACGCTGGGCCCGGGCTCATCGGCTAGGTTGGTGGCCGGGTCGCGCGGGTAGAAAAACGACTGGGCGGCCACGTTGTCGTTGGGCAGCACGTCGCGGTACTCGCCGTTGCCGTGGTACACCTCCGGGAAGGTGATGAGCTTATTGCCTTGCTTCTTGCCGCCGCGGGTGGCGCGGCCGTAGCTCACCGCCAGCCAGGACAGTTCGGCGGCCAGGGCCAACTGCAGGCGCTGAATCTCGGCGTCAAAGCCCACCGGTGCGGGCAGGGTGGGAGCGAAGGGGGCGGTGTAGGAAACGGCAGCCATTAGTTACCTGAAAAAGGGACAATACTGGAAAAGGGAAACACAGTGCGTACACGCTGGCCTTTGCGGAATTGCCGAAAGGCTTTCTGTACTTCGGAAAAATGAGCCTGCAGGTAGATGTATTCCCCCCGCCAGCGCAGGTAGCACCGCGGCTCGGGCATATCCTCCATCATGTGGCCGGGAACCGTGCCCACGTAATGCACATCTTCCCACGCCCACACGCCAATTGCACACGTCAGGTCGCAGTCCTCGCCGTTCAGCCAGTAATGCCGGCCCGTAAACATGGTGCCGTCATCAAGCTGCTTAAACGTCGACTGCGGTTCTTGCTGGTCAATCATAGTCCTAATTCGTCACGGGTTTTCTCCAGCAGCTCAGGTTTCACGTAGTCCTGCCGAAACTCTTCCAGGGCCGCATCGGAGAGGCCCAGAATGTCTTCGCCGTACTTCCCCGTCAGGCCCGGCGTTTTAACATCGGTGCCCACCATCTCGACTTCCCCGCTGCGCACGTCGGCCACGATACCGGAGTAGAAGTCGCCCTCGTCGCGCAAGGTAACACGGTCCACGGGCTGACCTTTCAGCTGTTTTATCGCCCTGGTGAGGGGGGCATATTCCGGCGTAATGTCCTGCCCATCGGCATCTTTTCCCTGAGCCAGCTGCGCCGTGTTGGCATCCTCCAGCACGTGCCGGTTCGCGTCTACCACGTCGGCCGTGGCAGCTTCGAGGGTAGCCGGCAGCCGCTTCAGGGCCTGGGCAAGCGCTTCGAGGCGGGCGAGGCTCATAGGGTTTTGATATACTGCATGTAGCCTTCGTGGCCCGCCATGAAGGGTGCAAATCCTAGCGATTTATAAAGCCGCTGAGCTCCCTCGTTTTTATCGGCAACCGTCAGAGCCACCAGTGTTTTTCCCATCTCGCGGCACAAATCAAAAGCCCGGTTCAGCAGCTGTTTGCCAACTCCTTTGCCTCGGTACGGTTCCTCCACAAACAGCGCGCCTATCCAGCCAGCGGGCTCGTTAATCTCAAGCCTGAGCATACCTACAGGTTGCAAGCCTTTGTTGTGCGCAAACACATAGATGGCCGTTGGCTTATCCGTGTCGATTTGAACGCTGAGCTCTGAAAGGGTCATGGGATTAGGGCCTGAGGTCAGTATAGCGATAACCTTGAAATCCAGTGTGGGGAATAGGCTCATCCAGTGGATGCCAGTTGGCCAGAATAAGACTTTGGGTGGTGCGCTCTTTGCCGATGCCGTGCCGTTCGCGCCAATTCTCGGTAAGGTCGGTGTCTACGATGTCTAAGTAGCCCCGAATGAGCCCGTCGTATATCATGAAGCACTGCGCACCGGTGCCGCTCTGCGTCGGCAGGCGCTGGCAGTTCACCAGCCAGAACCACTCGCCATCACCCCAGTCTGTGGTGCCGTCGCACCGGCGAAGTACCCGTTCGGCGGTGGGCCAATCCGGGTACTTGCTCTTAGGTATGGTAGTCAGGACGTTTTTCACCGGCCGTGAACTGCATCGTACTTATCCCAATTGAACGGCGGCGATTCAACCGGCAAGAGCGGCCCGCGGCTCTTGCGGTAGTCCTCAAACATGCTGGTAAGCGCGCAGTGGGCTACACATTCGGGCACTGTAGAGCACTCGCAATTAGGGTCCTTAGGATTGTAGCGCTCCTTGGCTTCTGCCAAGTAACTGCTAGGCTCCTTGAACTGTATAGCAGTACCAGCTGCGTCGTAGGTGGCTTCGAAAATATCAGGCTTGCAGGGGTAATATTCTCCCTTGACGCCCTTAATGATATAGTCGCCCTCTGTGGCTAACATCTCGCCCTCCAACGTGGGGATGAGGGCCCCAATCTTGGTGTTATCAGATGGGTGCTCTGTCAGAGAGCCATCTGGATTGATACAGGTGCCGCGGAAGCCTTCGACTTTTACAAAGTCACAAATAGCCCCCCAGTTTTCCCAAGTGAGCTGAATGGCTTGAACTACTACAGGTTTCTTTCTGAAAAGTGGCATGATGAAAAGGTGAGAAATGGTGAATGTTAAATAGCCCCAACCCGCACGCCTGATTTCGGTGCACAGGGCAGGCACGGCCGCGACACGCCCGACAAGTCCACATCGAGGGCTTCCAGCGCCGTGGTCAGCCGCGAGAGCATGCCCGGCTGGTAGTCTGGCCGGTTGTTAAGCTCCAGCAAAGCCAGCTTCTGCACCTGAGCGCTCACGCCGTTGTTGCGGGTCGTATTGGCCATCAGGCTCAGCAGGTCGCAGCCCAGCTGCAGGCGCAGCGCTTCAGCAAACAATGCCTTGTGGGCGCAGAAGTAGCTGCTCAGGTCGCACACGGCCGAAAGCTTCAGGTTCAGGCCGAAGTTGGAGCCCGTGACGTAGCTCACGCTGCCGTCGCCGGGTAGTTCGTCGGTGTCGGCCGCGGCTTCTGCCGTAAAGGCCCGCACCTGCACCATAGGCGCCCACTTATCGAAGTACTTGTAATCGTCGTTGCAACTCTGGCAGGGCCGGCGGCTAAAGTCGGCCTCCAGGTCGATGGCTTGCCCCACCAAATCATCTTCGAAGTAGCCCAGCCGGTATTCCCCACGGTCCAGGCCGGCGGGCAGCGGGATGGTCAGCGGCGTCCATTCGAAGTACACCGTCTGGTTGCGTGGCACGTCGAACGTGGCCACAGGCAGGGCGCTGCTGGAATGGTACAGGTACAGCCGGAAATCCGGGTTTACCTCGGTGAACTGCGTGCCGAGACCCGTGATGCTAACGGCCACGTCGGTACCGGATACCTGCCGCAGCGCGAGGCCCACGAAACGGCCCTGCTTGATGACTTTGCGGCGGTAGGTGCCACTCTGGCCAGTCAGTTGCGTGTCAGCCAGCACGGTTTTGCCCGCGCCGGTGAGCTTCTTCCGGGCGGCAAAGGCTTCGACTACCTTGCCCGCGGCCGCACGTCGGGCCTGGTCGAGGTAGGCGCTGAACTGAGCGGCAGTATCAGCACCTGCAGCGGGTACTTCGGGCGCCGCCTGCGCAATGTTCTGAATAGTCAGCAGCGGGTGAACGTCCTGCACGGCCACACCGCCATCTGCAATCAGCAGGGCGTCGGCCAGCTGGGGCGCATCGGGCGAGCCTTCGGGCGACTGCCGGAAACCCAGCAGCGGGGCTAGGCAGGCAATAACAGTAGCGGGGGTGTACACGGCAGTGAATTATGAGTGATAAATGGCTAGAAGGCAAAAAAGGCCGGCCCAGTGGACCGGCCCTTTCTCACCTTTTTTCTGCAATACACCAACTGCCGAGGCAGCCGGATGGGGGTGAACTACTACGCGTTGAGCAGTTCGAATTTCTGAATTGGCTGGTAGCGCGTGGTCGGGTCGCTGTTGTAGGCGCCGAAAATGCAGTAGTCGCGGCTCCACTCGAACGATTCCACATAGGTGCGCGTCAGACCGGAGAGGCGGTGCGCAGCCAGCGTGGCCGACTGGTCCGAGCAGTCAGCTTGGTAGTACAGGCCGAACTCGTCGAAGCCGGGCAGGGTGACTTTGCTCCACTGCTTCGCCGGATTCTCGGGGCTGCCGATGAGGCGGCCACGCAAGCAGTCCGGGTCGAGGCGGCCGGTGATGGCCACCGAGTTGGGCAGCACAGCGTATTCCGTAGCAGCCACGCCAGCGCCGGAGTTCACCACGCGGGGCGACTGGAAGAAGTTGCCCACCAGGTCAACCTCCCAGGCCTTGTTCACCGCGTTGTAGGCGCCCTGCGACAGCAGCTCGCGCACATCGCCCATGGCTCGGGGGTTGGCAAGGATGTCGGGCTGTTCGGCGCCGAAGTCCTGCTGGGCCAGAATGGAGGTGAGGTTGTTGTACAAGCCCACCCAGTTCTGCCGCTGGTTGCTGTCGGTCTGCACCGGCACCTGGAAGGCGTTGCCGCTCTGAGCGTAGTACGACAGCATTTCAGCCGGGAAGTAGCTGTTTTTGTTCAGGGCCAGGAAGTCGATGCACTTGGTATCGAGCAGGGCCTTGGCCTTGTTGATGCGCGAAACCAGCTGGTTCATCCACAGGTCCTCGTACTTGAGGTCGTTGTTTTCGAACATGGCCGGCACCATCACGAAGCCGAACGACACGGTGAAGAAGGTGAAGGGCACCTGCTTCGAGGTAGCCCCGCCGGTCTGCACAGCGCAGGTGCGCACGTTAGAGATGGTGGGGTTCTCGTAGTCGATGACCGACGCTTTCACCACTTGGCCAAAGCTGTTGTTCAGCTTGGTGTCGAGGTCGGGCGTGAGAATAGTCATCGGTGCGGCGCTCTGTTTCTTGAACAGGTCGAGCGCACCGTACATGCTGGGGCGGTTTTCGTTGGCCCCAAGCCGGGCGGCGCCATTAGTGCGCAGCTCCTGCATCAACGTTGCAACAAGATTTTGCATGGGTGTAAGGGAGGATAAAAAAGTTGAAAAATGAACTGGGTGAGCAATCGTCCCTTAATCACTCGGGGGCTTGGGTAGGGCGCTGTCCGTCACGTGGCCAGCGCCCTACACCGGGGTATTACTTATTGCAGCGGTAGGCCCTGGCTGTGTTTAGCGTAGGCTTCGTCGAACTGCTTGGTGTCTTTCTTCACGCCCAGGCCCAGCAGCCAGGCGTTTACCTGCATCTTGGTGGTGACTGTGGCTGGGCGCGTGTCGGGCACCTTCACGGTACCGTCGTCGTTCAGGCCACTGCCGTTGTCGTTGCGGCCAGCACCACCGCCCTGGCCCTGGTGGCCCGTGTCGAGCACGTCCTTCAGCAGGTCGGAAAGGATGAAAGAGGCGTCAGCCGGCAGGTTCTCTTTGTTGAGCAGCGTCTTGCCGTCTTTCACATACACCACCTGCTTGCTGCCGTCGGCATTGTCCTGCACCTTGGCCATGCTGATGATTTGCGCCGTTGCGTTATCGACCAGCACATTGCGCACCGACTCTTTCACAGTTGGGTCGAACTTTAGCCCGCGCAAGCCATCACGCACGTCCAACTTCACATCTTTCTGAAAGCTCTCGGTTTGGGCCTGCTGCAGCTTGGTTTGGTACTCCTGCTCTTTGGCTTGCGCCGCTTCGAGTTGTGCCTTCAGTGTCGCATCGCCGCTGCCCTGGGCAATCTTCTGTTCCAGGTCAGTAATCTTCTGCTGTAGGGCCGTAGGAGCCGATTTGAGGCCGCCAATCACGCGCTTGGCGTAGTCGTAGGTCTTTTCGGTGCCTTCCTTGGCAATACCGCTGGCGGTGAAGATGTCATTGTCGAGGCCTGTGTACAGCTCGCTGGTTTTTGCCCCAATCTGCTTGCCCAGTTCCGAGTCGAACTCATCTTTGGTGTAGGGCGTGAAGCCCAGTTTTTTAACCGAAGCAAGCACGTGGTCCTTTAGCGCCGGATTAGCGGTAAGGGCGGCATCGAGTTCGGCGGCGTCAAAAGTGTTGTCAGAAATAGCCATCTGAGTCCCGTTCAGTGGGTGGTTAGTGGTTGATGAATGAGAAAATGCGGGGGAGGGAAGGGCCAGGGCAAGAAGTGCCAGGGCCGAGAAAAGCAGCGATTTCATGGTCGGTGTTTGGTGAGATAAGGCGATGAATGGCGGCAACTGAATCGAGCTGGCTCCGACGACTCGTCAGCCGCCGGAGCACTCGGGAATCGGCACTAGGCCGTAGGGTTCTGCTTTTCGAAGTGGGCGATGGCTTCTTTCAGCTCATCTACCGTTTTGTCGGCCGGGGCTTCTTCACCAGCCAGCTCCATGTAGCGGGCCTGGTAGTCGGCTTTGGTGCGCAGCGGGCGGCGGGTAGCGTCCGGCGTGGTTTTCTCCGCTTTCAGGGAAGCCTCCAAGCCGCTGATGATTTCCAGCAGCTCTTCCAGGTTCTTATCGGCCGGGGCTTCCTGCTTGGTCAGCTCGTGGTAGCGCATCTGCGCATCATTGAGCGTGGCCAGCGGCTTGTTGGGTTCGGCCGGGCTGCCTGTGGTCACGTCGCCGGTTTTGTCGGCCTGCTGGCGGGCCTTGCTGCGCGGGTCATGCAGCAGGTTTACTTCGCCGTCTTCGCCCTGGTAGGGCGCAAACGAGTCGTTTTTCTCCATGCGCTCGAACTCCTGCACGCTCAGCGGCTGCACCCGGGCCACACGGTCAAAGTCGCGGGTACCGGGCTTGCGCACGTATTGCACCAGCTCCACGTGCACCAGGTGCTGCTCGTGCTCCGGCACCTGGTAGCATGCTTTCTTGCCGGCGGCGGTGTTGCCGGTCACATGGGAGATGTCACCGCGGCCATCGTCCGACATGGTGGCGTCGAGTTGCTGCTGGCGAAGGGCGTCCACCTGGGACGATTTAAGCACCTGGGGTTTGGTTTGAAGGGTTGACATACGACAACAGGGTGTTAAGAATGAGCTGTTTCTTGACGTGGTAAGGCTGCAGCGCAGCGAACAGGCGCACGTCGGCCTGTTCAGATTCGAAGCGTGCGATGTAGGCAGGGAAGTCGGCCTTCAGGGCCAGCTTCGCCGGGTCGTAGACTTGGAGCAGGTAGCTACCGCCCTGGGTAAGCGACTGGTTAATCATCGTCGTAATCTGGTCGACGGAGTACTGCGCCCACGGCTCCAGGTCGGAGAGGATGCGCACCCGGTCCAGCTGCGGCGGGTTGTTGCGGTACTGGGTGTAGAACTGCTTTTCCTGCAGCAGGCTCAGCACAAACACCGGGCTGCCGGCTTTGCGGGCCGATTCCAGCTCCTGGCTGATTTGCTGCGGGGTTTGCAGGTAAAACTCTTCGCCACGGCTCACCACGACGCCCCGAAACACGGCCGCGCCGTAACGCAGCAGGCCGATGGTTTGCAGCACCCACTGAACGGCACTTTCGAAGTTTTTCTTGACCCGCACCAGCACGTCCTGCCGGCTTTCGAAGCCCGCCCGCACGTCTTTTTCGTTGCGGGCCTGGTCGTTATGCGACTCGCCATCGGCCCCCAGACAGGAAATGAGAATGTCCCGGCGCAGTTGCTCTTGCGTGTCGGTGGCATTCTTCAGCGCCTCCACATCCGGCGACACCCACCCCAGGGGGTTGCGCGTGTCGGGAATTTCCTTGGTAGGACCTGGCACGGTGATGTGTGTGCCCGGTCCCATGTACTTCTTTAGCTGGCAGGCCGGGCAGGCCTGTGCCTGATACCGCGGCTTTTCGTCGTCGTAGCCCACCAGCAGCTGCACGATGCCGTTCTGGCACGGCTCGCCCCCAATGGGCTGGTAGCTGCACTGCTCTTCTACGCTCCAGAGCAGCGGGAACATGCCGAACATCTTGAAGTACTCGATGCAGGCATACCAGAGCACGTAAGCATCCAAGTCGCCCAGCTGAGCTGTGAGCGGGCTGCGGCGGGCTAAGCTGGTTTCGCCCAGCAGGGCTTCGCTCCACAGCAGCCGGGCAGGACAGTAGCCCAGCGCGTGGGAATTCTCCAGCGCAGCAACCGTGGGCCACTCGGCTTCGGTTTCCAGCTTCTCGAAGATGCGGTAGTGCCCATCGTCGTACACAGCCCGACGCTGAACCGTTTTGCCGGCTTCGTTGAGCCGGCTGGGCAGCGCGAAGATGATGTACTCGCAGCTGGCGTCCTCTTTTATTTTGAGGTCTACAACTTCTTCAATTGGCAGCAGAAACACGTACGGCTCGGGCCGGGGCGTGGTCTGCGTTTCGGGCATGTCCACGACCAGCACCGAGTGCGGTGCCCGACGTGCCGCCCGGAAGGCCTTCTGCGACCAGAAAGTTTCTTCGTTGAGCGTGCCGCGGTAGGCTTCGAAATCCGACTCCAGCTCCGCACTAGCCATATCGAGCGTCACGGCCCCGTCCTGCGCTTCGAAGAGGCGGGAAAGGCCGTCGAACACCTGGCCCACAATCTTGGCCGTTGGCAGGGGAGCCGGAATGAAGCTGACCAGCTTTTCATACTTCTCAGTCGGCAGCACCGCTTTGGGCAGTGCCAGCAGATTGCCTAGCCCGGTACTGGTGCGCAGCTTCAGCGGTTCTATCTCCGGGTCCGCGTGCAGCCGAATCCGCTCCTCATGTGCCCGGCACGATGCTAAGGCCTCCACGTTTGCGGGGCTTTTTAGCAGTTGGCTTACTTGCGTCGGGGTGAGCAGCATCGGAAGAATCAGCAGCGGATTCAGTGGCGGTGGGAGAGGTGGGAGCGTCTACCGGTTGCCAGTCGGTGCGCTTGGTGGCGGCTTGTCGGGCGAGGATGCGGGCGGCGTGGTCGGCGTCGAACTCGCGGGTTTCGCCCAACTCGGGAGCGTGCAGCAGCTCCTTGGCCGGCTGCACGCTCCGTTGCTGGGGCTTTTTCAATTAGGCGGGGTTCAGGGCCTTGCGGGGGTCGAAGCTGGGCGTAATCAGCACCAGGTCCTTGTCCCAGTCGGGAGCCAGCGAGAAGCCGAAGGGCAGCTTATCCGTCGTTTTCAACCCTTCCAGACCACGGCTGGCCAGGTAGAAGTTGTAGAGGTCGATGCCCGCGATTTTGCCGTCGGCCAGCTTGCGGGCCAGAATGCGGCGGTCGCCGGTGATGAGGAAACCCGTCAGGCCCTGGGTGAGGCCGGCGGTGCTCTCATCGGCCAGGGTGCGGATTTCTTCGGCGATTTCGAAGGGCAGGCTCTCGAATACAGCCGTCGCTTTCACCGAGTTGAAGCCCACGAAGGTGCCCAGCCCGTCGATGCTTTCGTTGCTGTTTTCGTTGATGTACTGCGGCTCCGACGAGGGGATTTTGAAGCCCGGAAACTCCGGCGTCTTCACCATCTTGGTATCGTCAGCGGCAGTCAGCAGTGCGGTCCAGTTGGCCAGCACCTTCGCGGCTGCCTCCGTGGCGAAGGGCGCATCGTCTTGTTGGCGTTGGAACACAGCGGCCACAATCTGGCCTAGGTTAATACCGCACACGACCGCTGAAATGGCGGTGAGGGCGGCGGGGCGGGTGCAAGTAGCCATGGGCTCAGCGGGGATGAGGTGAATTAATGTTTGTAAAGTAAGTACATTAAATCCATCTTTTCCAAATCCGCTTCAGCTAGTTGCGGCGCTTGATAAACCAGGGCTTTGGGGTGGGCTTGCCCAGTTCAAAGAACTCGCGCATCATAAACGTGTCGCCAAAGTCAGGCGAGCGGCCCTGCAGAATGACTTTCTGGGCCTCCTTGCTGTTGATGGTCTTGCGCTTATCTGGGTCGGTTGGGCCGCGCTTGATGGCCTTCAGGTCAGCTTTCAGCAACTCCAGCACCGTCGTTACTTTCTTGCCCAGCATGAGCTTCACGCCCCGTATGCCGTCCACGGTAACGGTGTCGTCGTTGACCTGCACCGCCACCGAGGCCAGATTGGTGCGGTCGGCCATGCGGTAATAGCACTGGGTCTTCAGGTTGTAGTAGCGCTCCACCTCGCCTGTATCCGGGTCTTCCATGGGACTGGCGCCGCCGGCGAAGCCCCGGTAGCCCTTGCCATAGATAAACACCTTGCCGCCTACGCCGTCCTGGTCGACCAACACGTCCGACTCCGCTACCTGCCAAGCCCGGCGCTGGGTTTCGATGGCGTTGTAGATGGCGAGGGAATCGGTTTTGCGCTCTACGACGATTTGCACCACCTTCCAGCCTTCCCACACCATTATCACGGTGAAGTCCTTGCCGAAGCCGGCGGCGTCGCATGTGATGTAGCGGGGCGGCCGCGGCGGCTGGGCCAGCTGGTTGCTGAAGAGGTCACTGAGGCGGTTCGTTTCGAACAGGCCCAGGCCGTCTACCTTGATTTTCCAGTTGCCCTCCAGCAGCTGGGCTTTCTCCTCCGGGCCCAGGGCCATCAGGTTGCCGAGGTAGCTGGGGTCGATGTCGAGCAGCTTCCGGTTTTCAAATACGGTGCCCGGGATGAAGGTGGCCGACTTGGGCTGCACCGACGCCAGGTCGCCTTCGAACAGGTGCGGCGCCTGCGCTATCACGTCGGCCGGCGTGTCGCCCCAAATGGTCACTTCGCCGTCGCGGGTGAAGTAGCGCACCACCCCGGCCCGCTCCTTGATGGGGAAGCCGGTTTCGGGATTTATCCACCAGGATATAAACTCAGCTACCCAGCTGTCCGGGTCGGGGTTGCAGCTGGCCCGCACGTAGGGCTTCACGCCGCTCGTGCTCCGGTTGCGGCTGAGCATGTAGAAGAACTGGTACTCCGAGAAGTGCGTGAGCTCGTCGAAGATGATGAGCGGTATCTCGGTGCCTTGCCAGTCGCTCACTGTTTTGTCAAACTGCAGGTGTCGAAACGCCACGGTGGCTCCGCTGCGAAACTTCCAGTCCACCTGGGCTTCGCGGGGCGTGGCCCCAATGAGGGGGAACAGCTTTTTGCTGGCATCCCACAGGCCGCCGGCGTTCATAATCTGCGGATAGGTCCGCCGGAAGACAACCGCTTGAAAGTTGGAGTTGAACTGATGGCGGGTGCATTCCATGAGCAGGGCAAAGGTTTTGCCACCACCAGCGCCGCCGCCGATGATGGCAATGTCGGCCGACGTGCTCAGGGCCGCCGTCTGAAACCCAGGCTGCGGGTAGATGCCGGGGCCGCGCTGGGGCTGGCCGGCCCGGCGGGGCTTAGCTACGCGAGTGGCGCTCATGGCAAACTCGATGGAGTAGCCCGGGTTCGTCTAAAGCTTACTATCAATAAGACGGCGTTAGCTACGGCAATGGTCCATTGAATAGCGTTATGGGCTAACGCTGGTATAAGTACACCTCGGAGAACAGCAGTGAGGAATGCTACAATAAAGCCCCCTGCTAGAAGGAGTAACATGATAACCTTAGCCCATTGCTTGCCCTTCCAGACATAAACAGCAATAAGGAAGAAGACAGTGCTCAAAATAGCTATTTGCAGGGTAGGGGTAGATTGAAGGGGATGCTTGCCAATGCTTTTGACTTGCATGTAATAGCTGATTAGCCAGTTGATTATGAATCCAGCTAGAAATAGCACTGCTGACAATTTTTCGTACTTGCGTTTCCGGGTGATTTCCATCGTATGAGGACTTAGTGCGCAGAACGGGCTGCTTTTTCCAAGCAAAGTAGAGATTTGCTACCGCCCGTTATCGGGCACGTAGATGTTAGACCCAGCCTCGAACTTCTCCCCAGCGTTTGTGTGGTCGAACTTCTGTGGCGCATAGCGGCCGTGTATCTGCAGAATCTTGTGCACGGCATCCTTCGCGTCGTGCAGCTTTACCGTGGTGCGCCGCTCGGTGCGCTCAGCATCGCCCATCGCGATGGTCACAGTGGTCTGCGTCATCTCCTTGATGAGGTGCAGGTGGTCCTTCGCCTCCGGGTGGCTCAGGTTGAACTCCAACGTCCCATCCTCACCCACCTTCAGAAACCGCTGGATGCTGCCGCGGCCCCAGTCAGCCAGCTTGGCAATGGCTTCCCCGGCTGACATACTATACCGGGCCATGTGCTTTTCAATAGCCGCCTGCACCCGCTCATCACCGAGCAGGTCGCTGCCCGTTTGCCGGGCCGATTTGGCCGAATACCCGGCTCGCTCCGCGGCAGCCGTCGCATTCCAGTCAATGCAGTACTCCAGCACGAAGGCTTTCGCCTTCGCGCTGAGTGCTTTAGTCTTCGGTGGTTGGCTTCCCATCGCCTTAACCTATGGTAGAATGTACGGAAATGTACGGTTGTAATGTTTGTAAAGTAAGTACATTATTCATAAAAAAGGGGCTGGTTGGGGTTGATGACGGGCCGCCCAGATGTCGGTGCCCTTCGCCTGGTTGCACGGCTCGCACAGGCACTGAAAGTTGCTGCGGTGGTTGCTGCCGCCCCGTGCCAGCGGCACAATGTGGTCGGCCGTCAGCCGCTCCGTGCTGCCGCAGTGCTCGCAGCGCCCGCCGGCGGCGGCAATCACCTCGGCCCGCATGGCAATACGCTCCGGCTTGCTCAGCCGCTCCAGGGGGGCGGGCTGCTCGGGCGCGGGGCCGTAGAGCTCCTGTAGCCGGCGCTTCTTCCGGGCCCGGCGGCCCTTGCTGGGCTTCGGGGTGGGCAGACCGCCGGGGAAGTACTCTTTGTTGGGGAGGCGCACGGCTTCGAAGTAGACTTCCCCGGTTTCCGGGTCCCGGCGCTTGACGATGTGGCGCAGCTTCTTCATCACGCGGGCAGTTTAACGGCGGCCTGCACCTGCGCAATCACGTCTTTTGGCACCTCCCACAGTGACAGGGCGCCTTTGGCCGGTACTGGCTCGGCCAGGCGCAGTACGTCCTGCAGCACCCACGCGAAGCGGCCGGGGCTGTAGTCACCGAAGGCGTATTCCTGGGGCGTGAGCTGGGCCGGGTCCAACTCTCGAGCATTCGTAATGCGCTGGCCGGCGTGGGCACCTTCGGGCATGATGCGCTTGCACAGCTGCAGATTGGCCACAGCCACGATGCCCCCGCGGGGCAGGGTATCGAAGGTGTGGCCCATCGCTTCCACGGCTGCTTTGATGTACGGGTCGTGCTCGCAGAGGGTACGCACGTGGCTGGGCTTGCCCAGGCTGGCGGCAATGGCCAGCGGCCCACGGTAGGCCGTATTCCAGCTGCGTGTTTCCAGGTGCTTCAGCCGGAAGGCGACCAGTGAGGCCCACGGCTGCAGCAGGGAAATAGCTTTAAGACCCGGGCCCAGGCGGAGGTTGGCGCGTAGGGCCGCATCGACGAGTTCAAGCACGGCCAGCTTTACCGGCGCGGGGGCGTTGGGGTCCATCGTGGCCGTGGCCGACGAGAAGGGCAGGGGTAGGGTGTGGTGTTCCATTATGCTGCTATGGGATAAAGTTTTCCGTTGTCGAGTCGCACCCCATCAATGACGCCTTCACGAATCAGCTTTGATAAGGCAGCAGTACCGCTGGGGATGCTGGCGTAGTGGTGGTCTATGGCTTTCAGTGCTTCTTTCAAGCTGATGCCTGGCCGGCCAGATATGTACCGCGTAAGGCGTTGCACAGTGCTTTGGAAGCGGGTAAAATGCCCTCCGTGGTTACTACCTGCTGCGCACCACGTTTTTTGCTCCTCATGTAGATGCACCGTCCCAGGGCGCCGGTTGAGCTTTGGAGCAATGTCCTGTTTCACTTGGTGCTCTTCGCCACCGTGACGCGGGATTAGACGCAACACACCAAAGCCAAGCTTCTGGGCTATGTCATGTGCTAACGCCCAATTGCGTGGGGTAGCGAAAGGCAGCCGCGCTGGGGCTGGAATGGCAATGCTGCTGAAATGAAACCAGGCTGCGTTCCGATATGCTTGGTCCATTACTGCCAGGTTGAGCTGCGTCTTAACCTCAATCGCCCACCGGACGGCGCCACGCACGGCTACAATGTCGGCTCGCCCCTGTGGCGTTGCAACTTCCTGGTATACTTCCCACCCTCCGACGGTTAGCCATTCGACAACGGCTCGGGCTAAAAGCTGTTCAGAGTTCATAGTTTTCGCAGTTGGCGAGCCAGCACCACGTGCCGGCCCTGGGTTTCAAATTCCACTAGCATGTTGCTGTTGCGGCCCCGGATGCACTTGCCGGCGCTGTTGAGCACGGCCGTGCAGGGCTGGTCCTTCAGGGCGACCGACGTAAGCCGGTCGCCCAAGTAGAGGTAGCGCTTACCCATGACTCACCGGCGCTTTGCGTAGCCCATGCTGCTCATAGCGGACCTCTTGCCCATCAGCCCACGCAACCACGTCTCCGACGGCCTGTGCCTGCGTGGGGTGGGCCTGGCCCGTCGCGGTACCGGCGGCGTTCTTGCCGAAGTAGCGCAGCTGGGGCGCCTCGCTGGGGCGGGCAGTGTTGATGCACTGCACGGTGCCGATGGGTTCGCCCTGACGGTAGATTATGGTGTGCGTATCAGGGTGACGCAGGACCGTGTAGGAGAGTGAAGGCACTACTGGGCTTTGCTCGGCTAGTATCCTGTCAATGGTTGTCAGGTTGATACAGTTGGGCACGCCCCGCGTCGCCATTGTGCGTATGGTAGCCAGTTTGGCTTCGGCGGTATCAGCCCGCACTTCAGCAGTCGCCAGTTTATCTGCCAACGTAATGATGCGGTTGCGGGCCAGCACGACAACCATTTCGTGGTCCAAATCGCTCCGGCTTAGCATCCGAACCTTGTCGGCAACCTGCGCATGGGACAGCTCGGGCAGCATCATGCCATTGTGCTTCACAATGCTATCAAATCGGTCTAGCCGGTCGTTGGCCTGCTTCAGTTGAGCCAGCAGCTCAATTAGGTAGGTGCGGTAGGTCGCACGTTCCAGCGGCGCAGCATCGGTATCATTCACCCATGCCTGAATCTCGTTGCGGCGGGCGGCACACCAAGCGGCTGGCATTGGGTGCTGGGTATGGTAGGGGGCTTGGTTCTCAGACATGGAATTGTGGCGTTTTTGGTCGGTGAATGGGTTCTTTAGATTGTGGCAGGTACTCATGCCGCCACCTCCTGTCCTTGTTGGGGCACCTGGTCCCACGTGCGGCCGCCCAGGTCACGGCCGGCGGCATGCTTGCCTAGCTTCACCGATACTACCCCGCCGGGCCAGTTGTACCAATCGGTGCGGCCTTTGGCGCCAATTCCGTCCGGCTTGGGCTCCGTTGGATAGAAGGGCTTGTACTCGCCCCACTGCTTGAAAAAGAAGCTCACCCCCGCCGCGGTGCATTGGTCGCGCAGGTTCCGGGCCCAGTCGGAGTGCATCGGCCGGGCACCGGGGCCGCTCTCGCCACCGACGATTACCCAGTTGATGTGTGGGGCAAACACGGAAGCACGACGCAAGCAATTCAGCCGGCGTTCACCATTTGAAAGGGGCAGTGTTGTTAAGTCTACCGGCCCCAACAGCGGCTCGCAGCTCAGGAAGCGCACGGCCGCTGGCGCGGCCAGCAGGTGCGGAATGCGCAGGTCGGCCTGCTCCTGGTTTTCCACCGACGTGCCCAGCCAGACGTTGGCGGGCGGGCAGCCGTTTATCCAAGCTTCTGCCCATTCTACGAATGACATATCAAGCTCTGCATCACTCCAGGTCGGAGTTGTTTCAAATGAGCGAAGCGCCGGTACAATATTCTCCGGCCGCTTCGTGAGCAGCAGCCAGTCCAGGTGCGGCGTATCGTAGATGAGGCGCAGCAGGCGCAGGCGCGGGGCGTGCAGCTCGGCTCGGTCTTCGAACACATCAGCCAACGAAGCGCAGAAAACACGGTGGCGTTGGCCAGCGGCCTGGGCCAGCTGGTTCCATTTCAGTGGCTGCTTCCATTGCGCCTCGGCGGCCACTACACGGGTGCCATTGTCGCCCCAGATGCCCAGCACGCCGGGGTTGCGCTTGCTCAGGGTTTCGGCGTAGCAGTTTTTGCACCCAGCCGAAACTTTGGTGCACCCGCGCCAGGGGTTGAAGGTGTGGTCAGTCCACTCGATGTTGCTATTCTCAGCCATTGGTAAGGGCGCCCACCTGCGCGGGCATTTCGGGTTGGGGTGTAGGAATCGGGTACAGCAGGTAATCGTCGTACTTCTTGCTCACTTTCCGGTAAGCCGGGCGCACCTGGTCAGCTTCTTTGGGCTTCAGCTTGTGGTCGCGCACCAGCGCCGTTTTGGAGCAATAGCCTTCCACATAGTCATGTGTGTAGGGTACATAATCCACACCGAGCACCAGCTTGCGCAGGCTGTAGAGCGGGGTGAGGTAGTTGCCGTATTGGCTGCGGGGGAAGTCCTCGTCTTTCTGCCACATGGCCACCGGCTGCAGCTGGTCGTCGGGTTTTAGCAGGTACACATTCTCCCGGCTGACCAGGTGCTTCGGGCGGGGTGGGTGTTCAGCCTGGCCGTAGCGGCGCAGCTTCAGCAACTTGCCGTACCGGTTCCATACCGTCACCGGGTAGCCGGTCAGGTGCTCGCAGAAGGTGTTAGCCGATGCCTGGGCCCGTAGCTCATCCGGCAGCAGGTCCCGGTCTTCACGCAGGCCCATTGCGGGATAATGGCGAGCCTCCCACGCTTCATTGCGGGCCTGTGCCGCTTTTGCCACCTCGCGCTGCTCGCGCGCCCACACACCCTCCAAGTACCAATCCACCTGCCGCTGCGCCCAGCGTTCGGCCTTCGCAGCCTCCAACCGGGCCCGCTCGGCCGGGTCGGTTAGCCAGGCCCACACGTCGCGGGCGGCATAGCAGTCAGCCAGAGCTCCGTGCGCTTTGCCGGTCCAGACGTGGCCCACGTGTTCAGTAGCCGTGGCCAGTGACTGCCAGCGGTAGTTGCCGTGGTACTCATTCCACACCCGGACCTCGGGGTGCTCGGAGAAAACCAGCATGCAGCAATGCACCGCCGCCGGTGGGCCCAGGGCAAAGGCTTCGCGCAACACGGTGGTGTCGTAGCTGGCATTGTAAATAACAACTTCCTGCCCGCGGATGAGGTCGGATACCTGCCGTGTTACATAGCCCAGGCACGGTACCGCTTCGTGAAACACATCAGCCGGCGTAATGCCGTGGATGCGCTGGGCGTCGGGCCAAGACTTCGCCCGCTCGGGCCGCACCAGGGTGTTGAGCAGCACAGTGCCTTGGTCGTTGATGATGGCCACCGAAAGGCATTCAGCGGTATCGGGGTATTTCCCGGTGGTTTCGGTGTCGAGTACGAGGTAAGCCATGTACTTAGGGATTAGGTAATGAGAGAGGCTGTAATGCTTCGCGTGCTTCGGCGCTGCCCTGTGCTTCCCGACGCTGCAGCTCGGCAATGGCCCGCTTGCGCAGGTCCAGCTGGGTAGGGGTGGAGCCCGGCCCGTAGAGCTTGACGATGTGGGCCAGCGTGCGCACGGGGTACACCCGCAGGTTGCCAATGTGCTGGTAGAAGCGCCAATAGGTCGCTTCGGGGGTGCGGTGAAGGGAGCGTAGTTCCATGGGTTCAGGCGCGGCGGCTCTCGCCGATGAAGGGAATGATGTTGCAGAGCTCTTCCAGCCGGTTCACGGCCCGCTCGCCGTATCGCTCTTCCCAGCTGGGCATGTTGGCCGGCAGGTCCTTGGTGCGGTACAGCGGATTGTTACTGCTCAGGTGGGTGGCCCAGCGGGGTAGTATGCCATCCTGGTAGCGCTTGTAGCGGCCGAGTATCAGCTTCGCCATGGGGGCGTCGGGATTGCCGAAGTCCTTCACGGTTTTTTCCTCGGTGCATACATCGTCGATGCACAGGTGGCGTCCGTCGCGGCCGCACAAGGCCTGCTGGGCTTTCAGGCCCGCTTCCCCGGCGCGGTAGGCCGCTTCAACCTGCTCCGCTGTCAGCAGCCGAAATGGCCGGATGGGGTTGGCGGCGAAGGTGCGCAGCAGCAGCGTTTTGCCGACGCCCACCGGCCCGAGCAGGGCCAGGCCCTTGTGAATGCTGAGCCCACGCAGCGCAATGGGTTCGTTGAACTCCCGCAGGGCCGTCGCTTCCACGCGCCGGGCCTGGGCCAGAAACCCCGCCTCATCCCCGGCGAAGTAGTACACCAGCAGGTCGAACAGGTCCGCGGCGTATTGGCTGGCGAAGCCGTAGGGCTTGGGCGGCATGAGGGCAGCGGTGAGCCGGCGCCCGTTATCGAGTGCCCAGTTGGCCAGGCGGCCCACGTCCCACGGCTGGGCCGGCAGTTCACGTGCAGCGGTATCGGCGGCCAGCTGCTGAGCGAGCACCCAGGCGGCGTGCTGGTCGCCCCACACCTGCCGCTGCATTAGCTGCAAGGCCTCGGCTGCTTCTTCCGGCGTCAGCTCCACCTGGTCGCGGGGCGGCAGGGGCGGCGGCTCGGTGGTGCTGGTTTCCCGGCGCACGTTGTGCCAGGTGTCGGTTTCCGGGTCGTGCACCAAGTCGCAGTTCAGGCGCTGCCAGCTGACATGGGCGCGGTACAGTTCGCCCCACTTGCGGCCCCGGGCCCTGTGCAGGGCCTCTTCGGCCTGCAGGGGCGTCAGCTCTACCTCATCCAGCTGCGGCGGCGGAGTCGCGAGCGGTGTAGGCGGAGCCGGAGAGGCGGCTGACGCGGCTGGCTGCCGCAGCGCTGCTAGTGCTGTTCCGATGTGAAGTCCCATGGGTGTGCGTTTGAAGGAAGGTGGCGTATTTGGTGGCCCAGTCGAGTTCGTTCCATGCACCATCGGCATACTCGCGGGCCTCCGAGCCGAGGTAGGTTTTCCAGGAATGCAGCTGCTCGTCGCGCTGCTTTTTGTAGTCGCGGTAAGCGATGAATTGGGCGGTCAGCTGTTCGCCCTTGCCGGCGGCGAAGAGGGTTTTCACGAAGCGCAGCACCCGCATTTGGGCATCGGCCTGCAGGTGGCCCAGTCCCCAGAGCCCGTACATGCCGGCGGCCAGCTCGCGGGCCTGGGGTTCCCAGTCCGGCTGGGTGGGGGGGGCGGCCGCAACGGGGGGGGCTTCGGGGTGGGCGGCGGCCAGCGCGGAATTTTCAGCCGCTGACCCCTCTATTTTTTTTTGTTCACCCACCCTGAGGGGCTGGGGTGTAGATTCTGAACGAAGTGAAGAATCTATTTCTTTTCCTTTCTTTTCTTTTCCTTTCTTAGCATTGCTTTCGCTATGCGTTCGCATTGCGTCCGCATTTTGCCAACGCTTAGCGGCTGATTCAGCGGCTTTTAAGCTCTTGCCTTTTCGGCGTTCCAAGCGGATAAGTGCGCTGTTGCTCCAGAACTTTTCCCCGTCATTTTCGAACAGGCCGAAGTCGTGAATAAGCGACTGCAGCAGGTTGCTTTCGGTGCGCAATGCGAACGCATAGCTATCGCATTCCGAAAGCATCAGGTAGCCGTCCTGCTCGTAGAGCATTTCAATAATGTCCCAGTACACGCCTTTGCCGGCCTGGCCCAGGCGCATAAGCACCTTGATTAGTTTGGGGTCGTTGCGGGCGCCCTCGTCGTGTGAAAAGAAGTTTTTCATTGTTTTTCGGAGGCTAGCAGGGCCCGGAATTCTTCGGCCGACTTATCCCGCTTTCTGCGGTTGCATTTGAGGCAGGCCGTGGTCAGGTTGTCGTAAGCATTGGTGCCGCCCTTGGACACCGGCTGGATGTGGTCGACTTCAAGCACCCCTCCACGCTGGCCGCAGTAGGCACAGGTGTAGTCATCGCGCTGGAAAATGTCGGCCCGTATCTTCTGCCACAGTTTGATGTCGATGTTGTACAGCCGCACGGGGTTGCGCTCAATCTCCTTGCGGTAAGCCAGGTAGCCTTCGAAGTCGGCTACTCCGAAGCCATACTGCTTATAGCTCCAGCGTGCGGCACGTAGGATGAAGTCTGGCGCATTGTATTTGGCCAGGGCTGGGTCGGCTGCTATTCGTTTTTCAATGATGAGCCGATTGGCATTGATTGCCATTGCCTTGTCTAAGGCTGGGTTGTCTCCAAATGCCATGGTTTTAGTGTGTCGTTAAGGTTCCCGCCATTACCGCATCGCGCAGCTCCTTGGCGCGGCCCGTTACGGGCAGCTCCGTGAGGCTCCAGCCGTTTTTGAAGGTGGCGTTGCCCAGCACCTCCAGCTGAATCAGGTGGGCGTATAGCTCCGGGTTGTGCTGGGCCCCGTTGAGCAGGTCGTTTTTGCTGCCCAGCACGCAGAAGGCACAGCTCAGGCGCTCGTTGCCGAACACGTAGGCTGGGTGCGCTGGCCAGCCAGCTAGGGCCTCTTCTACCTGCCCGGCTTTGTAGAGGGCCTGCCGCCGGCGCAGGTCGGCCAGGGTGGTGCCGCAGGCCTGCCAGATTTCCTCTGTATTCCAGTGAAAGAGTGGCCGCCAGTTCAGGGCCACCCGTTGGCCAGGCTGGCGAGCCGCCAGCGCCTGAGCGGGCTCCATCGCCGACAGGTTGCGGGTCGGGTCGATGCTGTCGGCCGTGATGCCGGCGCGTAGCTCAACCACGTGCTTCTTTGCCCGCGCACTGGATTCATCGGCCCGCACGCCTTCGGCCGATATAACTACCTCGGCTGAGCGCAGGGCCGTATCAATCGGCCCCCGCTTCAGGTCGGAGGTGCAGTAGCGGCTGGCTGACGAAGGCCAGAACGGGGCCGGGTTGCGCAGGGCGGTATCAATCGGCCCGCCCTTCAGGTGGCTGGTGCAGTAGCGGTTTTTGGCATCGGGCCAGAAAACGGTATCGGTGCCCGCTACCGTGGCCAGCCGCTCTTCGAAGCGGGCAATCAGGTCGCCTTTGGGCCGGCGCACCACGAGCAGGGGCAAGGCCACTTCGGCCGCAATGCGTTCCACCAGGGCTGCCGTCTGGGGCCACTCGGCCCGGCCCAGGTCGGCATGCACGATGTACTGCCGGCCGGGGTAGCCCTGCGCCCGGAACCAGGCCGCGCCCACGTTCACCAGCGCATGAGAGTCTTTCCCACCGCTGAGGCTCCAGGCACAGTCAGCACCAGCGCGCAGGGCCTCATCAATCACCGCGGGCACTGCCAGGGTAGGCGTGGGCCGGGGAAATAAGTCGAACTGGCTCATGCCGCTTGCTTTTGCTGGTTGATGTAAGCTTCCCAGGTGCGGCGCCCGCCCAGGTTGTAGGCCTGCCGCTCCGGGTGATTCGCGGGCAGCTTCTTGATGTAGGCCACCGAGCCGGGGCCCTGGTCGGCTTCGTCGTGTTTGTCGCGCTTGCCCTTCTGGGCGTTCAGGTTCGGGGTGCCGGCGTCCTTTTTTTGGGGCGGGGCTACCACGGGCCGGGCGGGTGCGGGCTTCGCAACTACTACTGGCTTTGCCGCCACAGGCCCAGGTGCTGGTGACCGGCGCTCAGGCTTGGGCTCCGGTGCCGGTTTGCGCTCAACTACCCGGGCGATACCCAGGGTGCTGGCTTTCTTGGCCACCGTGCCGGCGCTGCGGCCCACCTGGTTGGCCACATAAGCAGCCCCATGAATAGGGTAGTCCCGTGCCAGGATTTCCAACTGCTCGGCGCTCCACACGCTCACGGCCCTGCGAAGCGGGGGATTTTGCTTGCTGGCCTGCTCTTCAATGGCTGTTTTATTGCGGGCCGGCAGCGCGGCTAGCAGTTCCTCCCACGTGGCGCCGGGGGAGAGCTGGTGCAGCAGCTGCAGCTCGTGTTCCGACCAGGGCCGGCCGGTCGAGTGCAGCGGGCGCGTAGTTTCTTTAACGCGCTGGGCGGGGCGGGTAGCGGGCTGGCTCAGCATGACGCCACCTCCTTTCCAAATAACTCAGTCTGCTCCCAGCGCAGCACCGGCCCCATGCGCAGCGCCGCCCGCTTCTTGCGTCGGGCAGCGAATAAGCTCGCCTGCATGGCCCGGCCCAGCGCTTCCGCTACCGGCGGGCACACGGCATTGCCCAGCATGGCCTTTTGCTCGGTGGTGTTGCCCAGCAGCACATAATCAGCCGGGAACCCCATGATGGCTTTTAGCTCCGGCACCTTCAGCATCCGCATTAAGATGTCGGCAATGCCAAAGCGGCGGCACACGGCCTTGAGCAGCCGCATCGTCACCGAGTCGCCGGCCTTGGGCTGCAGGTGCGGGCAGCCCCGCTGCACCTGCACCACGTACTGGTGCCGGCGCGAGGCCACCACCGTGCGGCTGGGCTCCTGGTACCCGCGGGGCTGGTTGCTGAACTGCTGGGCAAACAGGAAGCCCTCTGCCTCCACCTTCGCCACCCGGTCTTTCGTGGTGATGGTGGCACACGGCTGCGACAGGTCGCGGGTACCGCCGTGCCGGTAGTAGGTCATCAGGTACTGATTGCCCGCCGTGCCCGTCAAGGTGCGAGCAGGCTCACAGGTCGGGAAAGTGCGGCTGGCCTGCGAGCCGGCGCGGGTGCCGTAATTGGAAAACAGCAGCGTAGCTACTGAGAGGTTGCCCCCGTTGGTCGTCACCGTAGGCGACGGCTGGCACAAGGGCCGCAGCAGCCGGGCGGCCGTGTCGTTGGGCCGGGTGCCGTTGTTTTGAAACAGCAGCTGGGCCGTTACCATTGCTGCCTTAGGCTTCGTCATCACAGTCGGGCAGGGTACTGAAGCGCCCGATGATTGCCCGCCGCCCTGGTAGTAGTGGCTCAGAAACTCCGCACTAATCAGCCGGGCGTGAGGGTTGCTGGTCACCGTTGCGCAGGGCGTGCAAACGCTGCTGCTCTGCCCGCCGCCGCTGTAGTAATGGGCCAGAAACTGCGGCTGCACCAGGGCAAGGCGCTGCTGGCAGGTGATGGTATGGCTCGGCTCATCGATGCCAGGGCCTGGGTTGGGCTTGCCGCTGGGCGAATTGCTCAGGTACTTGTTAAAGAACGGGGCCGGTGCCTCCGCACCAATGACGTGCTTGCGCAAGCCGGCCAGGATGCGGCGCAGCGACTTATCCTTCAGCGCCTTTTTTCCCCGCTCTTCGCGGGTAAAGATGCTGTGGCCCCGGTCTTCTAAATCAAGGCAGCTGCGCACGCCTACCCATTTGGGCAAGCCGTAGCGGCCGTTCACGTCGTGCGTGGGCTTGGGCCATACAATCGGAATGCCGACGCGGGTGAAGATGCCGAAGTACCGGACGCGGCTTTGCGGTACGCCGTAGTCAGCCGCATTAATCAGCCGGTACTCGTAGTTAACGAAGCCCATGGCTTTGAGCGTCGCCACCCAGCGTTGATAGTATTCGCCCTTGCGGTTTTTCACCGGCACGAAAACCTTTTGCAGCTCGCCGTCCTTGCCGCGCTTGTACACGATGTGGCCCTGCTTGTCGCGCTTTTCTTCGACCGGCCCCCACTGCCGGAACTCCTTCACGTTTTCCACCATCAGGCAGTTGGCGTTGGAGGTGAGCAGGAACCGGGGCAGCTCTTCGGGCAGGGCGCGCTCCTGCTCATCGCAGCTTTCGCCCCCGCGGGCAATGCTGTGGTGGGTGCAGCTGGGCGAGGCCCAGATAATGTCCACCTGGGGCAGGTCGTTTTCATCAATCTTCCGCACATCGGCGCAGAAGTGCACCGTGTGGGGAAAGTTGATTTTATGCGTAGCCACCGCCGTGGGGTTGTGGTTCAGCATGGCTACCACATCGTAGGAGCCGGCGTTGTGAAAGCCAATGGTGTCACCACCGCAGCCGCCGTAGTGGCTCTGGCTTTTCAGTTTGGGATATGTGGCCAGGCTAACCATTGCGGCGCTCCTTCCCATACATGTTTTCCACAACAATGTCGAGCAGCGTTTTGCGTGGACGCTGGGGCTTTGCTACACTGTGGTGCGTGCAAAGCGGCGATGTCCACATTCGCACCTCCATAGGCGGTTCGGGCAGCACAACTGGCACCGAAGGCAACGACGCGTTATGCGCTGCATCGGGTCCAAGCATGTTATGCTGGAGCTCTGCCGGCGTCAGCATCCGGTGCTCTGGCAGATTGCCTAGAGCATACTTTTGGTAGCCAGCCAGAAATCTGGCTACCGTTTTAGATGAGTAACCCATAAAAGTGAGGTTGATAAGTGTGCTGTGGGTGCGGGGTGGGCTCGAACCACCAACCACCGGCGCAAGTCGAGGCGCCGGCCGCTCTACCAATTGATGCTACCGCCCCAGGGTGGCCCAGCTACCGCAGCAGCTGGGCCGGTTTTAGTCTGTTTCAGTGGTGTGTCCTTGGCACCCTTTCTGATAATCCCAGTTATCGCAAGAGCCCATCGGCAGCACTTTTCGGCCCTGTTCCAATTGTTCCAGCAGCCACATGCGCGCTGCGCGGGGTTTCATGGGCTGGCCGTCATCATGTTCTATGCAGGCCAGCTGTTTTTTCTTCCAGTTCAGCAGGGCGCCTTTGATATCGACGCCCATGCAATAGGACTTGTGAGGCATCAGACTAAGACACGTAGATGACGGAGCAGCCGAAGCCGGTGAAGTAGTCCGTTTCCTCCTTGATGTACTCTTCCTTCTTCTGCAGCAGCAGGTCAAGCAGCTGGGGCGAGTCCATGTAGAGCTTGGCGGTGTTGCCCTCGGCATCCACGCCGAACTCCACCTCAAACCGCTCTTTGGGGTAGCCCTTGTAAATGGGCATGCACAGCACGAAGGGCGCGGGAATGTTCCCTTCTACCTTCACCGTCACGGCCCGGCGGGCGTTCCCGTCCTGGCTGCTGGCCTCTTCGAACATCTTGTTCACCCCAATGCTCCAGTTGCGCAGGTGGGTAATCAGGGCCACCTGCGCTTCCTGGGTGGCGAAGTAGGGCCGCATGCGCTTCACCAGCTCAATCAGCTGGGGTACCGTCCAGCGCTCGCCCGAGTTGAGCTTGAACTGGGCAATGGCTTCGCTGGGTTCCAGCTTGCCAGTGATGACATCGGCCGACTCGTGGCTTTTCTCGGCACCGATAAAGCGCACCGTGCCCTTCTCGGCATCGACCTCAAACGTGCACTGGGTAGGCGTATAGTTGGCTTCCTTGGGCTTGACGAACAGGCGGGGCGTATCCAGCCGGCCGGAATAGCTGAGCTTGGCGGGAGCCTTAAGGGGCTCGGCTGCCTGGCCCGTGAGCAGGGTGAACACGCCGTTGGCCGTGTTCTCGGGTTTTACAACGACAGAAGGAGTTTCGCTTTTCATTGAAAAGGCTGTTAAAAAGTGGGGGTGAGGTACTGCAGTGGCCGAAGCCGATTAGTCGATGATGCGCATGCTGATGTGGCGCTGGGCATCTTCCGGCCCAGCCCGGCGGCGGCTCAGCCACGTCCCGTTTTCGTTGTATTTGTCCACGAAGCGGCCGTCCTCGCTCATGATGGAGTACACCTTGCCCGACGCTTTCACCGATTCGTGCGTGATGTCATCGAGCAGCCCTTTGTTGGCTTTGCTCAGGCGGGTGGCGCGGCCGTTGAGGTCGGCCGTCACGCGGCGCTTTTCTTCGGCGATGCGGTTGAGCTCCACCGAGTTTTCAACCAGCTCGTTTTTGCGGTCGGTCAGCTCCGCTTCGGAGAGGGGCCGCATGTAGGTTTCCTCCGAAATGGTGTGCGCCAACGCTTCGAGGTTGTCGGCCCGTTCCTTGGGCGTCATGCCCTGGAACAAGTCGGCCTGGTTTTCATCAGTTGCCGGGGTAATGAGAATGGCGTTTTGCATGAAGTGATGGGGTAAAAAGTGAATGTGAAAGCAGTAAGTCAGGCCGCTTTGCGGTAGCTGTGGCGGGTCAGGTAGGCATCCACTGCGGATTGCCGCACCCGCGCCCCACGCTCGAAGCCGGTATCACCGGCCGGGATTTTGGGCGCAATGGCGGGCTGCTCGGGCTTGCCATTCTTAGCGGCCCGGTAGGGGCGGCCCAGCACCAGCAGCCGCATGTGAGGCTCACTGAGCCGGGCGTAAGCCGCGGCCTCGGGAATCGTCAGCCACGGGTCGGGTGGGGGCAGGCGCTGGTAGTATTCGCGGGCCTGCTGCTCGTACACCTGCGACGCCAACGCCTTCAGGTCAAAGTCTTCGGGAAGGTTGATGGACAACATCAGGCAGCGGTTTCAATGGGTTCTACCATCTCGTCACTGCCGGCGGCCCGGGCAGGTGCCGGCCGTTTTGCCAGCTTTTCGCGGGTTATCTGCGTCTTCATCCGCAGTGCTGCTTCGTTCAGGTGGGGGATGGTCAGGGCCGCTTTGCGCCGTTCCTCAGGCGTCACCCGGCTATCCTTTAGCAGGTCCTGCAGCTCATCCAGCGCCTGCTGCCGGCCGTCGCCTTGCAGGGCTGGGTGGGAAGGGGTATCATGGGCATCAATCAGGCTCTGGAGCTTGGTAATGGTTTCCTCTGCTTGCTGATAATCGAGCTTGTTGATGCCCAGCAGCGTCTTGGTGAGCAGCTGCCGGGAAATGGCGGGGTGCAGCACCTGCGTACCGATGCGCTCCTTTTGCTCGGCCGTGGCCCAGACTTCCGGCGCAACCTGCGCTGGGGCCGGGGCTGCCGCCATGCGCAGCACCAGGGCAAACATTTCCTGCTGGAGCGGGGTGAAGCCGGCCAGCGCTTGCAGGTGCTGAATAGCCGCCCGCAGCTTGGCCAGGATTACCGACGATTCCAGCGACGTAAGGGTGCCGTAGCCAATGCGCTGCTTGTGGGACTTGGGCAATTCATCCAGCAGCCGCTTCAGCTCATGTGCCAGCTCGGCATAGGTATAATCAGTCGCGTGTGCCATAAATGGAGTAGATTTGTAGCGTTCTTGTGAAAGAGAATTCGTCAGGCGGTCAAGAGCCTGGCAGTAGCGGCAGCCCGGCAAGGCTGCCGTTTTTCATTGCTGCTCGCTGGACTCTTTATCGGTCGAGTTCTTTGAAGCATATGTGGGCGTTGTGTGGCAGAGCATGGCAGCGAAGACGACCCAGCCCCAGCCATCGCGCTGTAGGTAAATGAGGTAGGCGGCGAGGCCGAGCAAGCCGAGCGCAACGAGGTTGGCCGAAAGGATGATTAGGGCTGCTTTCATTGCTGCATCAGCAGATTGCCCTGCGCACTGAAGCCCGCAACCGGGCGCGTGATGGGATGGGCATCGAAGCCGGTCACGTACCGTTCCCGGTACAGTTGGCCGTCAGCCCCCACGAAGTATTCTTCCGTTGTGGCTGGCCGTAGCAGGCAGGCCCGGACGTTGTGCAGGAAGCGGCGTAGGCGTTTCATGCGGTCAGCGCCCGGATAATGAGCCACACCATGCCAGCGAGCGTCAGGCTGAAGCTGGCTGCCACAAAGGCCCAGGCAAGTGGTTTGCCCACGCGGTGCCACCAGTTGCGGCGGCGGTTGAGGTTCGGGGTGAAAAGGCGAGCCATGGATTAAGCCGCAACGCGGAGGCGAGAGGTGGAACGCTGGGGATACATCGGAATCACTTTGGCGCCCTGGCTGCGGCTGAGCGAGAGCACATGCGCGTAGTCCGTGATGTCGATTTCGGAGAGGTACATCGGCAGCAGCTTGTCGAAAAACACTTCCTCCTGAATCGCATCGGGCCGCTGCGTGGCCTCGCGCAGGGCGAAGGGGATGCTGCAGCCCGCGCCGGGCCGGGCCGCCACGTAGGCCCGCAGGCAGTAGGGCGTTTCGTCGACGTCCTTGCACAGGCAGAAGCCCAGCAGGGGCACGGCCGCGCCGGCAGGGTAGCCGACCAGGGGCACATCGAAGTGCAGCATGTCACCGGCTTTAAAGCCATCGGTGACGTCGAACCGGGTGCGGGGCGTAGCAGCGCACGGCAGGCTCGGGATGAGCGGAAGTTGCTTGTTGATTTTCATTGTGAAAGAGTGAAGGGGTAAGGCAGTGAAAGAGGAAGCGGCAACTTCCTAGGCGGCTGCCAGCGACTCGGCCAGCGATTCAAGAATTTCAGTTAGTCGCTCATCAGAGCTGGCCCCGCTCAGCACGTTGTTGAGTTTGATGGCACCCGAGCGAGTGTCGTATTCGGGGTGGCGTTCCACCACAAGGGCCCGGACGTTTTGCGGCAGCCGGGGGCGCACGGCGAACACCCGGGTTTTTAGCTCGGTCGGGGTAACCGTCTTCTTTTTTGTGGGTATCATTGTGTAGTGTTGTTAATGGTATTGCAAATAAAGAAAGCATACTTTCTAAAAGCAAGCATGGTTTCCAATAAGGAAAAAGAATACCTTCCGCCCAAGCGTAACGAGCTGTGGTACAGTCAGAAAATTTCTGAGTTGCGCAAGCACTTAGGATTGTCGCAAGCAGCCTTTGCCAAGAAGTTGGGAGTTTCTGGGGCCGCTATAGGCCAGTTGGAGCGCGGGGAAAGCAAAAGCCCGAGTGCTGACTTGCTGGGTGCCTTGACAAGTATGCTTTCCGTGAATCTGGACTGGCTGCTCAACAATGAGGGCCCAATGCTCAAATCCGACCAGAATTCTGCAGGGTCACAAAATAATTTGTCGTATGAGCCTGGTGGTCTGGCCAGCACCACCAGCGACCCAGAGGCCACGTACCGGCCCGAGCCGCGCCACTACGTTGTCGACGATGGCGTCAACAGCTCGGCTCTACTTTATAATATCAAGACGGCGGCCAGCTACCTGACCGGCTACCAGAGCCAGGAGCAGCCCGAGCCGGACGGCGTGATTACCCTGCCGCGCTGGCTCCTGAAGAGCGGCGAGCACGCCGTGTTTCCGGTACTGGGCGAATCCATGGAGCCCACGTTTTTCGGCGGGGATTATGTGCTGTGCCGTTTTCTGCGCCCCGAAGAGTGGGCCAGCCTGCGGCCTGAAACAGTGTGTGTTGTGGTCAGCGAAAACCGTGGCCTGCAACTTAAGCGCATCAAGCTGCGGCCATCGGAAAAACTAATCCGCTGCAAGTCCGATAATCGCCAGCACCCGGCGTTTAATCTGCCTTATGATGAGGTGCTGGAGCTGTGGCGCTTCGAATGGCGCCTGACGGCGAACGCGGCTAACCTGTCGGAAACCGTGTTCGGCAAGGTCGACGCCCTGGAAGACGACGTGGCCGACCTGCGCAGCCTGGTTGAGCAGCTGATTGATAAGAAGGAACTGCAGCGACTGGATTCGCAAAAAGGCCGGAAGCCCTCAGTAGAATGACAACGCCTTACCTCGCTACTGTCAATTCTAATCAGCCCTTTTCTTATGAATACACCCTTTGCGCGTTTTGGCTACTGCAGCCTGTTAGGCCTCGGCTTAGCACTTTCTGCATGTAGCAAGGATGATGACTTTCTAACAAAAAGCTATAGCGTAACCAACAATACCGGTTTTGATGCCTCATTCACTAGCCGGTCAAATGGAGACACTTTTTCTGTGCCTAACAACCGCACCACGGATTTCAAGTCGGAGACTTCGGTTATTGGCTTATTCGATATAACCTCAACCCAAACGCCCTTGCGCTTTGGCACGACGGAAACAGGTGCGAATCAATACCGTCTTTACACGTATGGCGCCGATTTAGAGTATCGGATTACGGGAGCTGGAGCAGCTACTACAGCTGACCTTACTTTTCAGAATGCACAAGGCGGCACGTCGCAACAGAGTAACGTTAGGCTACCTGCCGCTATACCCATTCGCGTCTTCTCAGGTGGGTTTGTTTACATCTCCGCCCAGAATAGGGCTTCAAGTGGGGGAGTTACGGTTGAGATATACCGAAGAGGGCAGCAGTTTGGCAGCAACTCGGCTTATGGTGGGTACTGCATTGCAACCGCCTCAGGCACCTTTTAGCATGCTGACGCCTGTAACCCAGCGCCTGCCCGACTTCGACCAGGCCGCCACCGACCGCCGTTTTCTAACTGAGTTGGACCGCCTGTTGCAAACCGGGGCGTTCAGCTCATACCGGGAATTGGCCCTGCAGTTGGACATATCCCCCGGCCTGTTCGCAGCCATTGAAGCTGGTCGTTACCACTGCAACCTAAAGCTGCTCTACGAACTGACCCGCCATTACCCCGCTGCTGACCTATCCTTTATTCTATATGGCGCAGCCGCGGGTAATCGCCCCGAGCCTACTGGGGTTCCTGTACGCGAACGGGGGCGTCGTTGGACCAATGCCACTACTAAGTAAGCGCAATGGTTGAGCCTAAAATTCGTTTTTACTTGCACAGCAAGGTGTCGGCCGATGGCCGGCGCCCGGTGTACTTGTCGGTGGGCATTGGCGAAACACGGCCCGTGCGCCAGGCCACCGGCGTGGTCGTACACCCCACGTATTTTTCCCCTGCTGCGCCCCACATCTTAAAAGGGGCCGACGGCCGGGTGGCCTACAACGAGCGGCTGGATGAGCTGCGGGTGCTGACCTCCAAGCTCTGCCGCCAGCTGGCCGATGCTGGCACCCTCACCAACGCAGTCCTGGCCCCAGCACTGAAAGAAGCCGTAGCGCAGCTGCTCCATAAAAAAACAGCCGCCGCCCCCGCCGCGGCACCAGCCGCCGCCAAGCCCGCTGCGGCCGTGCCCCTGGCAGCCCAGCCGCTGCGGGCCAGCTTTGCCGCATGGAAAGAAGAAAACGCTGCGCAGTTTTCGGCGACCTACTTAAATAAAGGCAGCCAGTACCTGGACTGGATGGAAAAGTTTGATGCCGACGCCACGCCAGCCGACATCGACGACAAGTGGGTGAAGCGCTACTGCAGCTATCTGGTGACGGACACGCCCCTGTTCAACAACACCATTCACCAACACCTGAACTGTCTGCGGGCGCTGCTGCAGCAGGCCGGGCTGCCGACGAAGTGGCTAAAGAATAAGTGGAAGCACCCCGTGCCGAAGTGCTACCTCACCTTTGAGGAGCTGGAGCAGCTGACGGCCTGGGAGCCACCGGCAAACAAGCCCAGCTGGGCCCGCCAGCGCGACGTGTTCGTGGCCCGCTGTCTGTGTGGCCTGCGCTACTCCGACGCCCAGGCGCTGCTCGTGCCCCACATCCGGGCCGGCCAAAACACCAACCTCATCCGGCTCGACCAGCAGAAGACCCGCTCGGCCGTGCAGATTCCCGTAGTAGAGCTGCTGCAAAAAATTCTGGACCGCTACGCCGGGCTGCCCGCCGGCAAGGCCCTGCCCGTCATCTCGCGCCAGCAAACCGGGGCATTGATAAAAGAAATTTTGCAGGCCGCGGGCATCAACGCGCCCTTTGTGCAGGTCCGCTACAAAGGCACGGTGAAGCACGAAAAGGTGATGCCCAAATGGAAGGCGGCCAGCACGCACACGGCCCGCCATACCTACGGGGCGCTGCTGGCCCGCATGAAGCTGGACCCGCTGACGATGCGCGACTTGATGGGCCACGGCGACCTGAAGTCGACGATGGTGTACGTGCACCTGGAAGCCGACGCCACGGAGAAATCCGTGCTGGAAGGGTGGGAGAAAATGAGCAGCCTCGGGGCGAAAAAGTAG